ATCGGTATCCGTGCGATAGCCCTTGAGCTTCTCGTAGGTCGCCTTGAGCGCGTCGTCCATGCACTTCCCTTACCCCGGCCACCGGGTTTTGGAACGCCTATATGATGAAACCGAGGACAGACAGCACAAGGCCCCCGTTTGGGGACCCGATGCGCTTCTCGGTCAGCAGGTACTCAAGGTAGCGGCTGATCTTGGAAACAGCTTGTTGCGCATCCGGTGTGCTGTCGTTCGGAAGCCGTAGAGTGTCCGCGTGCTTCCGCGCCACCGGCCAACCCGCCTTGATGTAGTGTTTCTGCAAAAGAGGGAGGAGGTTGCGCTTACTCCAGTCAGCGAGATCGGACAACACCATGTCCTGTGCGAGATCGTTGGTGGACGGCTCCATGACCTCGTAGGGGACAGTGACCCCTGCCTTGGTCAGAATCCGAGCGGCAAGGAGAAGAACACCCTTGTCTGAGGCCACGATAGAGGGCCACAAGTGCGGACGCCCAAGCAGCCAGCGTGTGTATTTCGGATCGATCCCCGCATCTTTCGACGCCTTGTCGATCTGCCGTTCGATGAGGGGCGCGGTGTCAAGTACCCGAGGCATGTAGAGACGAAACAACTCACGCGCTCCGTCGTTCATCGCCGCCATCATCTGCGCCCGAAGGTCAATGGGGAGCTTCAGGGCAGGGTTTGCCATCGCGTTCTTGTCGGTCATCTTCAGCCCTTTGGAGTAAGATCGAGGACGGCTCGTCCAGGCCCATCAATTGTGAGGGCCGCGCCGGTAGCTGTCTTGGTCGAGTACACCTGCCCAGAGCAGACTATAGCCAAATTCTGCCCTGGGACGACGATGTGGCCAATAGCGCGGTCCTGGGGCTTCGGCTGAGTCGTCCCCATCTCAGCGAGCCGCACGGCGGCATCGGTCAAAGGCATCGAATCCAATCCCAGACGCTTCAGTCCGGTCAGGCTACGGTGCGCCAATTGGCCGTCGATGGGGCCGACGTTAACACCGACACGGTGAAGCTGTGCCTGGACAAAGCGCTCCGTCGCCCGATCGCCCTTCCACGTCCCCACATCGGCCTGAGCAGCAGCGCACATCGAGGGCCACGCCTCCTCGCCCCGACCCTCGCCCATGAGGTGATCGTAGAGGATCTGCCACGGTCCGAGACAGTGGAAGATGGACTCCCCAAGCGTGAGGATCGGATAGCGCTGTTGTGGGGTGAACCCACAGGGGATGGCGAGAGCCCAGAGCACGGCGAGAGCGTGCATCGCTTCCTTCTCCTTCTCGACCTCGGGCTCATCGAATTCAAGGACGAGGTTCACCCAACGTCCCGTGTGCTTCATCGACCATTCGGAGAAGCGCTCCCTCCATTGCAGGTCGTCCACGCCGCCGAGGGGGACGGTTTTCACGAGCAAGCGGAGGTTGCCGCGGTCGGCACAGCGCATCTCAAGCTGACGAAGGGCCTCTGCGGTGTCCGCCGTGATCGAACCTCCGCGTGCATGGACTAGGCTGAGTCTCTTCATCGGTTCTACTTACTCGTAATGGCGACCTCTACGGTCAACAATGTCGAGGCCGCGGACGCGGCGACCTCAATTGTGGAGCGGACAACGCGCAAAGGGTCGGCCAAAAGTGGCTTCTCTAGCAGATCTCGGATGGTTCCGGCCATAGCATCGTATCCGAGCCAGTACGAGCCATCTCCCGCCTCTCTCAGCGCGTTCAGGACCACGGCCGGCTCCTCGCCCGCGTTGGAGACGAGCGCCCTCACGGGCTCCCTGAGCGCCTTGACGACGACCCTCTCGCCCTGCCCGAAATCGCCATCTGAGAACCCGATCTCCTCCAGCACCTCCGCCGCCGCGAGGTACGCCATTCCCGCGCCGGGAACCACGCCCTCGTCCAATGCAGCGCGAACCGCGTGCAACGCATCCTCGATCCGCCCACGGCGCTCCTTGGCCGCTGCCTCGGTCACTCCGCCAACACGGAGGACACAAAACCCATCGGCGAGCTTTGCGATCCGTTCGGACAGCCGATCTCGGTCATGGTTGTGCTCGGTTCGGTCACGTCGGACCTCCAACGTTCGGATCCGATCTTGGATCGCAGGGAGGGCGTCATCGAAAGCGACAAGCGTGCTCTTGTGTGCGCCAACCCGAACCTGCTGCAACGACCCGAGCCATGCCGACTCAAACTTGGCCAAGGACATGCCGGCGTTCGTGTCCACGACGACCGCTTGGCTGAGCGCGGCAATGTCTTGGAGGTGGTCCATCTGGAAAGGCCCCCTCCCCGGGCCCTTGATCGCGCAACACTTGAGCACGTCTTTCCCGTTGTTCGTCACCATCGTGGCGAGAGCTTCTCCGTAGACGCCTTCACACACGACGAGCAAAGGAAGGTTGCCAGGAACCTGCGACGCGGCTTCCATCATCGGAACGACCTCGCTGAATTTCATCAAGGGTTCCGCAACGACGGCGACGAGACACACGTCCGCTTTCCACTCGTCCCCGAATTCCATCGACACCCACCCTTGACTGATCTCGACCCCGTGCTTCGACACAAGCTCAATGCCTACGCCCTTGCCGTCCTCGATCACGATCATCCCCTTCGACCCGACAAGCATGGTCGCCTCGGCCAACGCGTCAGCAATCTCCACGTCTCGCTTGGTCGTGTGAAGTGCCACCTGCTGAAGCGTGTCCTCATCTTCCACAGGCACCACAAGCTGCCCTACTACCTCCGACGCGATAGCTGCCGCGTGCTGCATCCCCTTGGCAAGCTCACCGGGGTCCGCACCGGCCGTGATCCGTTTATGCCCCTCGTTGATCATCGCGCCTGCGAGCAAGGCCGCGGTGGACGTACCGTCCCCGACCTCTTCATTGACGGTGATGCACGCACGTCGGAGCATCTGCGCTCCGAGGCGTGCGACGGGGTTCGCCGGACTGACCTCGCACGCAACCGTAACGCCATCTCGTGTCGCTAGCATCCCGAAGGATCGGTCGAGCATGACGACCCCGCCGGTCGGCCCGTAAGTGACACGGACGACCCGCGATAATTCTCGCGCACCTCGGACTAGACGTTCTCGCGCCTCCGCTCCAGTAGCGATCTTAGAGGAGCTTGACGTGCCGCGCCGCAATCGCTTCACCTTGGGATTCTACCCGAGTAGCAGCATCTTGCGCCTGGTTCATGGGAGTGTCTCAACTTCTCCCAGGCGGTAGCCGATAACGCGCCCCTTACGGTCCTTCACCTTTTCGCCGGGCCTTTCGTTGTACATGGCCTCGGCCCCTGCGTCGTCAAAGTGCATGATCGGCTTGCCCTCGCCAGACCATGCGGTCCAGCCATCGCTCTCTTGACGGGTGATGTATCGAATTCGATCATACGGGTCTACAGGCGCGTCTGAATTCGGTGGAGGGCCTACGAGAGTCCCCTTCCAGGCGGCCTCCCGTTTGAGGCTGGAGCGGGTCACGCTGGAGACAACCTCTGCCGACGGGGGTTCCCCGAAGGCATAGCCGTCACGGATCGCGCAGTCGAGGGACTCGTTGACCTCATCGAGCGGGCGTTCGATGAAGATGGATGGCGGATGCTCGCGTATGTGCCCCTCACGCAGTGTGGCGGTCCAGCCCGGGAGCACGATGGACTCCTTGGGCGTCACGATGGCCCAGAGAAAATGCCCGTTCTGGTGGAGAAATACACCCCACCCCGGGTCCAACACACTCAAGGGGGTTCCGCGGGCTGCCGTCAGGGCCTCTACATTGCGGACGTACACGGCTTCCCTTACGCCAAAGGCGCTTGGAAACGTGCAAGCTCCTCGATTGTGAGCTTCGGAGGCGAAACTCCGGGCTCGACCTCGACCTTGGTCGGGGTCAGGGCGTCCGAAACCTCGCGCCAGTCAATGCCAGCCTTGTGCGCGCTCTCGCGGAGCTTGCGATCGAATCCCACATCCGCGGTCTCAAAATAGATCTCGTTGGTGCAGGAGGTGTCGGCCTCGTAACACTGGATGGTGATCGATTCCACGTCGTGCAGCATGTGAAGCAAGGCTCCGGCCTTCTTCCTCGCCGTCTCCGCATCCCAGGCGTACTCACGAGTGCTGTGTAGGCCCTTCCCAGGCGGGCGGTACTTCGCCACCACCTCGTAATAGCGTGGGGCGACAGCGTACTCAACACGGCGGCCGTTGCGGACACGACGGATGAAACCAACGAGCTTGCCGAGCGGTTTATCCTCGCAGTCGTACCAGTGGTACGCATCCGCCGGCCACTCGTAGACGTGCGCGCGGTCCTCAAATTTATCGCCAAGGGCGACATAACCCGGCTTCACATCGAGGCTGTTCCAGCACTGCCGCGCGCGCTCAAGACGAGCCGAGGTCAGCGAGTCGTCAGGGTCGCGGGGAAGCCGTTGCAGGAACTTGAGAAGCGCGACCGGGGTGGCGATGCCGCCCATGCTGCACTGTTTGACCGTCTTGCGAACTGTGTAAATGTAGATCCCCATGTGTCCTCGCTATCGAGGACGTTGGCCGAGAGGCAATCGACACCGCGCGAATTGCGGAAGGCCGCCCCCACTTCGGGAACGGCCTTCCTTGGCTAGCTACCGTGGTAGCTACTCGCTCTTTTCCTTCTTCGGCCCGAGGATGTGCTTTCCAAGCATCCCCCACAGACCCGAGGCGGCAGCACCGGCCATGACGCCTGCGAGCACACGCTCCATCGTGATCTCCCCGCCAGAGGCGAGGGTGTCCCCGACCACAGCGATAACGCCGAGCACCATCGAGACCCACGGGACCGCGGACGAAGGCACCTTGTCCATGACGCCGAACTTTCGGCCGGCTCCAAGCAGAAGCATGATGATCGCGGACACCATCAGAGCCCACTCGCCAGAGCGAGCGGCCGAGACAGCAGCTTCGACATGATCGCCGAGCTTCTCGTCTGCGGCTGCGCCGTCGGTGTCTCCACCATCGGTGCCATCGGTGCCACCTTCAGTACCAGCTTCTTCAGCCTTGGCTTCAGCCTTGGCTTCAGCCTTGGCTTCAGCCTTGGCTTCAGCCTTCTCCTCGGCCTTGGCCTCGGGTGCGGGGGCATCTGCCTTTGCATCGTCAGCAGCCGCGGCGGCGGGTGCAGTTCCAGCGTCGGGCGGTGCCGCGAGAGCCAGAGGTGCGGTGAATAGGAATGCCGCCACGAAGGCGATGAGGAACGAGAATCGTTTGGTCATTGGTTGTCTCCCCTGTTTTGCAGAATGGCGGCGACGAGAGTTGCCTTCGGATCGGAAGCCTTGATCTCCAACCGCTCTTGTTTTGCGTAGAGTGCAAGGGTGGATGCCGGGAGCCCGAATAGGTACTCACGGTCAAAAGAGTGGATTTCGACGCGCGCCTGTAGTGATCGTTTCGGTATAGGCCCAGGATTGACCGCGCCACGCGGCGAAATGGCCTCTGCACTGTAGATTTTGGGCTTTCCGAGCCTTGTGAGGCTGTTTCGGACTCTTCCGACCTGAGCCTCGGAAAGCCCCGGATCCCTTAGTGCCTCGACCAACTGTGCCTTGTATCGCACAAGATACGGCCGGCGAACCTTCATGTCGATGTGCTGTTGCGACAGGTGGTGCATCAGGTCAGATCCTACCCGCCGCGCGAGGTGAAACGGGCAGCCACCCGTTTGATCGAGGCGCGACGACCACGCATCCGGTCCCGTAGCATCCGCTTCGGGTGCCGGGGGTCATTTTGAGACGCAATGCCCTCAAGATTCTAGCTCCTTCGGAGAAGGGAGGCTGCGTCGGGTGTCTCGCCCGCCGGGGAGCTTGTTCTTGAAATCAAGCCGGGCCGACGGCGGCCACCCGTTCGTCCGCAGCTTCTCCAGCTTCTCGATACGGAGAGCAAGTTGAGTAAGGTCTCGCGGGGTCACAGGCTACTCGCTGTCGCGGCCCGGGAACGGGGCAAGAGGCACCGTTGCGGGGTCTGGGGTGACGCGTGTGCGCCCCTTCCACATGGGCTTGCCGTTGAGGCGGTAGCGGTCGGAGGCGGCTTCGCCTTCGCCGAAGCCCGTCGGGCTGATCACGCCGTCGAGGGTGACGCCGTTCTCGCGGGTGCGGCCGTCTCCCAAGATGCCCGTGGTGACGACGACCATCTGAAGCTCGTCACCTTCCGTGGTCACATCAGCAGTCGTGAAGGCGCGCTCGGTGAGGTTGCGAACGAGCAGAGCCTTGCATGCGAGCAGGCCGCCCTTGAGGACCGGGTTCAACGGTTTCTCCAGGGAGCCAGACACGTAGTCCACCGGACCACCGGGGTTGCGACCGCCGAGTACGAACAGGGAGCCGCCACCGCGGAACAGACGGAAGCGCTTGGAGCCTCCAGGGTTGAGATCCTCATCGAAGGCGCTGTACTGGAGGATGGCCCCGTCCCCCATGCCGATCAGATCGCCAGGGGCTCCGGCAAACCGGGTGAATTCCTCGCCACCACTCCGGGTGAGGGGCAGGAGGTTCTGGACCGGACGGATACCGCCGAGGGTGGTTTGGACCGCACTCGCATTGTCGCCGAGCGGGTTCTCCCCGATGAAGTCCGAGTCTTGGAAAAGGATGCCGAGCGGGAAGCGCTCGGTCATGCCCGTCAGATGGATCTGCGTCGTGCCGTTGCCACCATTGACAGGGAGGTCAAACCCACCAGCCAGGAAGCAGTCGGTGAAGGTCGCGTCAAGACCGACCTCGCCCGCCACAGGCTTGCGGAGGCTCATGTTCACCGTGTCGGTGATCGAGACGCGGATGCCGTTGCCTTCGGCACCGACGACCCGCGAGACGAGACGAATGACTTGATCGTCAATGTCATTCCGAGCGACCAAGGTGTCCGCGAGTCCGGTGCGGGCGGCGATCTTGTCGGTAAGCTCCTTGGCGATCACAACCTCATCGGGCGAGGACGCATCGAACTTGTCCTCGTCCACAGTCACACCGTTGTTGGCGATGAAAGACACGAGGTCGCCGTTGAGCTTCTTGATCGTCACCGTCGTAGCGTCGGCTGCGGGGAAGTACGTCATGGCCGTGCCATCGATCCGAAGGTCGATGAAGCCGCGGCTGGTGTTTTCCTTCTGGCCTTCACTGAAGGCACGAGCAAGAACCCGGTTGGCGGGTGAGCCAATCTCCAACGGAATGCGCGTCGCGCTGACAGGGTTGTCCTCGGTGTAGCCCACGTCGGTCACGGTGCCGGGGTACAGGCGTCCGCCGATGTTCCCGGTGCCGAGCGTCATGTAGAAGTCCAGCGACGCCATGACCTCAAAGGAACGCGCGTTCGGACGTTCGGGAATCTGCGCCCCTTCGCCGTCGTACTGCTGAATGTCGTCGCCCACGGCGAAGGCATCAGAGACAGCGATTTGACCGTAGCGGTGTTCGTAGTCGCTGTTCGTCCGCACGGAGCCCGCACGACTCATGTAAGGGTCGCCCTGATAGACGGTCCTGTTGTACGCGATGTAGACCCGAGAGGAGTCAGGGGCCGCGTGCGGGATCGTCATGCGGATGTTCTCAAGCTCGGGGTTATCCCCGTCCGCGATCGTGGCGCCCACGCCGTTGTGGCGACGAGCCATGACGAAGTTGTTCTTGTTGATGAAGCCTCGGGCGAACCCGAAGGCCGTAAACTCGACAACGTACTCCAGATCCGAGAACTCCTCGTCCGCGACATAGTTCGGAGACCGTGTAATGTCGATGGCGTTCGACGGCACGACATAAGTGTGGTCGTCGTCCCCGCCCGTCAGATCCCGAGCGCCGTCCTGAAGGATGAACAAGGTCTGCTTGTCGGCATCCTTGCGGAGCAGGTTGACCGCGCGGTTTGCCAACGGCGTCACGCGATCCGTATCGAAGGAGACCCCACCCTTGCCCACGTAGTCCCGACGGTCGTAGACCGCGACGAGACGAGAGATTCCGATATACGGGGGAAGCTGGATGCCGTCGATACCAACCCCGAAATCGGAGGACACGACGGAATCGATCCGATTCGTGATTTCCTCAGCAAGTGCCGTGGTCGTTCCGATAGCCGAAAGGAGGCGTCCCTGGTAGGCCGGGGTCGTGGGGCCTGTGACGGTCCCATACTGGCCGAACAGGAAGCCACTGGTCGAGCCCGTCTGCGCCAAGAAGCGCGTGACCAAGGTGCCACCCGTCGAGTTGTCCCCACCACCGATCACGTTGAATACCGGATTGGTGAGGTCGGTGCCGTCCGTGAACAGGTGATTGATACCCGCCAAGAAACGGCCCGTCCCGAAGGTCGGCCCTTGGTCTTGGTAGAACGGAATGTCCTGCCGGCCGAAGCGCGGCATAAATTCCTGTGGCACGACGTAGCCCATCGCCAGACCCGGCGTGAAGATGGCGGCGTCGTCCTTCGGGCCGTCCCAGCCGTTCGGGATCAAGGCCACCGCCGGGTAGCCGGTCGGACCCAACAGCGAGGGAGACGCGAACGTCGTGAACCCCTGCATGGTCATGCCAAGGTCTTGGTACGGACGCAGAAGGAGCGTCTTGGACCCGCGGTCGATGAACGCCTCGTTCTCGCGGTCGATCTCGGAGAACAGGACCACATTGCCGCCATAGTTGGGGGCGTAAGGCTCGTGTTGTCCAAGGGCCGCCAGCCGGTTCCACACCTGGATGTGGGTCGGCGTGAAATCCACCTCGGGAGGGGCACCCGGGGCGCCCGTCGCGTTCGGGAAATCTGTGTCAAGGTTCGCCGCGGATTGGCGAAGCAAGGACACGTTGGGCTGCTGAATCGCCACGCGTTCGATCTGATCGGGAACGCGAGCCGTCGCACCCCGGCCAGGGTGGTATTGGAGCGTCAGATTAGCGACACACTTCTCGTTGAAAGGAGCCGCGAGGGTCCGCCCCGCAATCGTGAAGGGATTGATGTTGGCTTCGTTCCACGGGTTCGCGGCCCCACCTTCCAACGCCTCGATATCGGTCAACGTGATCGTCATGGCCGATGGGCCACCGGCTTGTCCCAAGCCATCCTCCGCATTGGAGTACATGGAGCGGACCTGCAAGCTCACCGCGTCGGTCGAGGTGGTGTCGAAGGTGGTGACGCCTTGGCTCAGGAACCGCACACGGAGTCGGTTGGACCCACCCGCGGTGGCCTGAGTCATGCCGCCCGTGCCTGCACCGATCACTTGGAAGGCACCGTTGTTGGCCTCGGCTTCGATGTCCCCGTACAGGATCAAGTACAACTCGGAGGACGAACCCGTGCGGTCACGCCCACCTGCGGTGATCATGTCGTAGAGCGTCCGCTGTCCGCGAAGGAGCGGGAACGAGAGCGGAGGCTCTGGGGCAAGCTCAAACTCGCCATTGGAGTCGAGCGTGAACCAGTCATTGAGTGCGTCGAAGTCGAAGCCTGGAAGCTCGATCTCACCCTCGCCAGGAGGGATAGTGCCTGCGTCAGTGATGTTGTCGTGGAGCGTCGCCGAGGCGATGCCTGACAGGTTCAGCGAGGACTCGACTATGCCGCCGAGCACGATGAAGGGCTTCTCAAAATTGAGGAAGCTGAGCGGGTACATCGGACCCGGGTGCTCAGAAGGTGCCTCTCCAAAAGCTGCTGGGGTGAGCGCCTGGAGACCCGCACCGCCCGTTACCGTGCCGGTGTTGGCGTTGTCGCTGCTGACCCAGCGCAGGGTCACAGGGCGCTGGCGGCCCGTGTCGGGGTCGTCCTGTCGCGCAACGAAATGCTCCTTCGGCATAAGGAACCGAACCGCACGGGTGGACCCGTCACGGAAGGTCTTGCGCGCGCCCACGTTGCCCGAGTCTCCTCCGATGTACTGGAAGATCGTCGTGCCGTTCTTGAAGCCGGGCGTCGTGTTGTTGAGGTTGTTCATAAAGCCGCCGGGCTTGAAATCAGCCCCAGCGTCCCAGAACACCAGATCATCGAAGGTCTGGATGAACCCGTCATTCATCGTGCCGTCGTTATCGAGCAACGTCGTCACGTCCGACTGCATCGTGGCAGCATCGGAGAAGATGGTACGGATCCCATCGGGCCCGTCCATCGCTTCGGTGCCATTCGGCACCGCCGTTGCCCCATCTTGGAGCAGGTAGTCAACCTCATGGACCGTGACACCCTCAGTGTCGCCCGAGGGCACGCCGGTCTGCTTCCACGTCGAGCGCAGGCGGTTCTGCATGAGCGCGCTGACGTTGTGGAGGAGGAGACGTTCGTAGTCCCAGTCGCCGAAGTTCACACCGCGGCGCATGTCGAACACGTCGTCCAGGTGGATCTCGTCGGCAAACTTGCCGTCGGGTCGCGTATTGAAGAACGTGATCGAGGTGCCCGTGCCAGGGGTCACGGGAGCTTCTCGGCCCGAGTGGAAGGTGGGATCGGAACCCCATTGTCCACGACCGTTGGCCGGGACGCGGACACGAGCGGGGTTCACCGTCGTGTCGATGGAGTCGATGGCGATCACCTCATCGTCAATGACCATGAAGGTGTTGGTGAAGGAAATACCGTCGTCGTCAAAGCCGGACCCCACAAGGCCATCAACCTCGACCTCAGTGAGCACGGAGAATTGCTCGCCGGGCATATCGTCCACAAGAGCGGCGGTCGTCAGTAGCCGCGCACCGTCCCGGGGGTCCGTGAGGAGCGCCGACGAGGGCGTGCGGTTGAACGCGCCGTTCTGGTTCGGGTTGCCCGCTTGATTCACCGCGACGTAGGGCTGGTTGTTCCGGCGGAAGATGCCGCACATGGGGATGGCCCAAACGTAGCCATCGATCGTGCCGAAATCGTTAGCAGGGTCGCCGTCGCCTGCACGCCACAGGCTTGGGTCGCCAAGCTCCTCGCGCATGTTCTCCCACACCGCGTAGGCTTGGGCCGAAGGTCCCGTCAAGGGGCCCTGAGCGCGAACGTTCGGGTCGTCCAGACCGTCGGGGTATACATCGAGGGCCGGACTCACACCGGCTCCTGAGCCCTGTCCGACGACACGGATGCGGTACTGAAGCTGAACCCGCTCGGTCGTCTCAAAGCCGATGGCCGGGTCGGTCAGGTCGTCGTTAATGTTCGTTTGACCGAATTCGACGTTGCCGTAGGTGTAGATCTTGTCGGCGCTTGGCTTGTTTGCCGTGGAGTCGTTGGGGGCGACGTTGACCCTCCACACCTCAAGGAACACGAAATCGATCCGCGAATCGGAATCGGGGGGAGGATTGAGGGCGACGATGTTGTCCGTCGCACCTGACTCGGCGTTGTTGGTTCCGACAACCGGGACGAGCCAACCGTTGACGTTGGCCCATTCGATCGGTGCAAGCTCCTCGACACTCGTGTCCAAGCGCTTCTGCTGTCCGTAGCGAAACTGGTTCGCGTTGAGGGGGTCCGTAACGAAGGCGTCGAGCGGACGAGTGGGGTCAAGGAAGAACCCCGATGACATTTGGCTGCGAACCCACTGCGCCACAGTCTCGTTCTGGATCTGCTGAAGCAGGTTGTGCTCCGAGTCGAGCGGAGGCTTGCCGCGCTGGTAGACGACAAGCTGAAACTGCCGCATTGCTGCGGATAGGGTGCGCGATGTACCGTTGCCAAGATCAGCCATTTGGGTTCCTCAAAACATCACCGAGTAAGCAGCCACGTACTTTTTTCCGGTGGGGTTGTTGTTCTTGAACGCAATCCGAAGCAGGGTGCCCGGCTCGCAGAAGGCGATGGGCACAAGCCGTTGGACCTCCGTGTAGGTCGCGCCATCGTTGATCGACAGGAACACCTGTAGGTCCGCGGGTTCCTGATCTGTTTCGATCAGACGGCGAAGTGCAGGGGCGTTCGTCCCCGCCTGCGCGCCAAAATCAGATCGTATGTCCTCGGTCGTCTCAAACTCGTAGAGATACCAGTAGACAACGAATTCGTCGGCGCCAACCACGAGCCCACTGATCGGATCAACCGTCAGCGGGCCAATGTCGATAGTGTCCGTGACCAGGACACCCGGGCGGGTGGGGGTCACGCTCGTGTTGGCGGGGAGCACGGCCGTGGTGTTGGCGGCTTGTCCGCTCGTAAAGGGTCCTCCGGTCTGGCGGCCCACCTGCGCGCGAGTAACGTGTTCCTCCGTGGGAGGCATCCCTTCGACCAACACAGCGGTCAAATCGAGGTCGTCCACGTCCGCAGCCGTGATCAGGGGGTTGAACAGGATATTCTCGTACTGCGGGAATTGGGCCAGCAGGCCGGCGTAGGACTGCGCCACAACCGATCCCGGGTTGGAAGCAGGCACCACAAAAGAATCCGAATTCACGTAGACCGTCACGGCCTCTGGGATCGGAACCGAGTATTTGCCGTTAACGGGCTCCCCCTCACCAACAAGCGGGGTTTTCTCCACCTGTAGGATCTTGTTTGAGGGGTAATCGATCAGGACGCGCATCGCGGTTCACTCTACCTGCGCCTGTGGCACAGGTGTCCTACTTGGAGCCGTCCTATAGGCGGGAAAACGCTGCGCTAGCAGCCCGAATTAGGAGGAGAAGCCACCTTCTTGGACGGACCACTCTACAGCCGTGTTGAGGGTGTAGGTCGTCGTGCTGCTTGAATTTCGGAGAGTCAGCCGAATGTCGTTGCCGGTAGCGGCGACCGCGAAGAAGAGATCCGCGACAAACGTGGGGTTGGTCCCCGAGGAGTTGCCTTCGTGGCTCGTCAGCGCGGGGGTGGTCACAACTGAGACGGTCCCTCCCGCACGGTAGGCCGCAGTTTGGATCACGGCGCTGATGAAGTCGTCGTCCACGACGCTGTTCTGCGCCGTCACATGGAGCTTGACCTTGAGGTTCCGACCGTTGGTATCCAGCGTGCCGAGCGTCACCATGTCGAGAACCCCGCCACCGGAGGGCGAAGTGAACTGGACACCGTAGGTCTGACTCACCCTCTCAGAGCCCGCGAACCCGCTCGTCGTGCGAATCTTAACCAGACCACCATCCGTCGTGAGGTTAATATCGCCCGGGGTCCCTGTGGGAGACCCACCCGCCGTAATGTTGACGGGACCACCGAGGCCGGATCCGGTTGCGTCCTTGGCCGTGATCACTACGCCACCGCCGTTACCGGAGGTCGCCCCCGCGTTGCCCGCCAGAACGAAGGCGTAGCCCCCGTTGCCAGTGGCGCCGCCGTTACCCGCTTGAATCGAAGATTGGGCCCCGGCTCCTGCTCCGAAACCGATTCCAGCGATGAGGTCGGCGCTTCCCCCAGCAGTGGTGCCCGAAAGAGCGTTGCCTCCACGAGCAACAAAAGAGCCATTGCCTACAACCGAGTTGCTAACTGTGACCTGGGCTCCGTCCCGTGCCGCCGTCCCCTGGGCTTCCAAGTAAACACTGGGACCTGTTGAATCGCCTGTGATGGCGGTCTGAGTGCCGCCAAGGATCTGGAATCGTCGGGTCGCATTTCCACCGTGGAGCGACTGGCCTTTGCCCGTGATCCGAACCGTCCCTTCGGTGCCGCTTCCAGTGCTTCCGGGCGTCAGGAGGATGTTGCCGCCGTTTCCGCTTCCCGCCGCCGTACCCGCAATAAGCGCTACGTCCCCCGAAGTGCCCGCCGACGCAGCATTCGTGACCGACCCCGTGCCAAGGATCAGGTCCCCGGTGTCACCCGAGACAGCGTTGGCGTTGGCTCCGGTGTTGACCGTCAGGTTTCCGGTGTTCGTTGCCGCTCCGGTCGTGAAGGTCCGAAGCTCAAGGACACCACCCGCGAGGCTGTTCTCCAAAGTTCCTGTCGCCGAGCTTGCGAGGTCGAGACTGACCGTGTTTGCGAAGGGGGATTTCCCGATGACGACAAACGCTCCCGAATCGGATTGGAAAAACGTGCCATCAGCATTGACGACCAAGTTGTTCCCACCCAAAACGTTTAGGGAGAGGTCAGCGTCGGAAGAGGTGACGGAGGCGGTGGAACCCGTCACGCTCACAGTGCCATCGGTGCCTGTGCCCGCCGCGATCCCCCCCGCCAAGATCAAGTCGCCACCGTTCCCTGTGCCGGCCGCGCTTCCGCCTTGAAGGGTGAGCGGCCCTCCGAGCGAGGTAGACCCTGCGCCACCGCGGACGGTCAGCCCCGCGCCCGTTCCCCCATCGACGCCGCGCACGGCCTGGGCCGCGGACACCTCAATGTCGCTGGCTCCCGAGGTGTTCCCGACAAGGAGGACCGCGGACAGGCTTGAGGCGGTGGCCGGAGATTGGATCCAAGCGGTGCCGTTGTAGGCCCACATCGAATAGTCGCTCAGGAGAATACAGCAGTCGCCGTCGTTGACACCCGACCCAAAACCGACGTGCGTGTCCCGCTCAGTTGCGTCCGCAAAGGTCCATTTTGTACGCTTCGTTGCCATGCTTCTCCTGCCAGGAAGGCCCTACTCGGACCGACCTATAGGCAGGAAAACGCAGCGAATTAGCTAGCTGCATACCCAGGAACGGCGAAATACTCCACCACAGCCTCAACCCCTTGGGTGAAGGTCGCATCATCGATCGCCTGCAAGGAGATCGATGCCCCTGATCCAAAGAAACGGAACACGGTCGATTGCGTCGTTGCCAAGATCGTCTCAGCCTTTGCCCACGTTCCAAAGCTGTAGGTCCACACCTCTTTCAGTATGGCAACCTGCGTAGTCCCGGTTGGGGAAAAGCGTTTCCGCGAAATACGGGCCTCAACGATGATCTGGTTCCCGCCGCCGTTGGCCGAGGCTCCCCACGTGTAGATCGGAGCGCCGATGTTCGTCCACGTCAAGCCGTCGATGGGCGAGACTGTCCCCTTACGGGCAAACTTGCCGTACAAAGGTCCGCCATGAAAAGGAGACTCGGGGGTCGGAGCGAACGCGGGACCCGCCAATGGAGTCGTCTCCGAGGTATCCCAGAACAGACCATCGAGCAAGCTGATGTAAGCGTTATTCGCGTTGCTGTTTGGCCCGTTGTCGAGGGCCTCGTCCCAGCGGAGTCGTCCCGAACCACCACTGCCAGAGGTGATCTGTGCCGAGCCGTCGATGAAAGGCGTGATCGTAGAGCCGAACCGGAGCGTGTTGAACCGCGCCGTGCTTCCGTAGGTCGTATCGAAGCGGTAGTCGTCAATGAAGAAACTGTTGTCGAGAGAGGCGGTTGCTACCGTCCGAACCTCTCGGCGCAACACGACCGTCATCGTTGGGCCGAAGACGGCAGGGGGGCCCGAACCCGTCAGGGACGCGACCAGCTTGAGGGTGTCCTGCCCCGGCGCGAAAGACTCGACCTTGGAGTAAGACCACCGCCCGATGGAGGTGGACCCGATGCCCCCGTCCAGAATTTCAACGATGCCTGTCTGTGGGCCTCCCCATGTCGTCGTCAGAACAAGGCCCGTAGCCTCATCGATCCAAGGAGGGCCCCCGAGGAAAGCCGTGGAGATGAGATCGATGGTGGACGTGATCCTGTTGGAGAACACATCCACGTGTTCGTCGTTGCCATCAGGATTGTGGACAGCCGCTCTAATACCCGGAGCGTTGGACTGCGGCTCACGGCTGTAGGGCACGCAAGAGGCGTACAGGATCACCTCGCCACGTGGGTTGTTCGGCCCGAGGAGCACGCCGTTCGGCACGATCTGACTGTCTACCCCGGCCGGCGGAGGATGGCTGAGCGTGACGACACCGTTGGAGTAATCGACCTCGATGTACTGCTTCTCCGTAATCGATCCGTCGATGACTGCTTCCAGCGAGTCGATGGGCCGATCAAAATCGGGCACCGGGTTTCCCGCAAGGTTGCCCTTCGCCGGATACAGGACCATGCGGAAGCCGAGGTCAAGAAGATTGCCCGGGTTCTCGCACTGAACCCCAGGAGCAGGGCCCCCTGCAACAGAAGCAGTCGGGATGGCTGCCCGATCCGCGCGGCCGGGAGAGGCTCCCGAAGATTGTGGAGCCGCGGAACCAAGACGCTTCTTGGCAAACCGCTCAACCAAATGGGGATCGATCAGGTTCTTGAGCCGTGCGGACTCCACCTTGTCGTGATCAAAATCCCCACGGAAGATCTCAGACACAGGGTCGTGGATCGTAAACCCCACCATGATCGTGGGGTCGCCCGCAGCCACCATCGTGACCTGCCCGTGGAACACTTGCCCGGTCAACGGCGGAACGTCAGGGACGTGCCGGATCGTGTAGTCGCTCCCCGTCACGTCCAAGACCTCAAACCACCCCAGGATCTTGGTGGTGTCTCCTGTTGTGAAGGACGCCGCGTCAGCGCGGTCCACGTGGTAAATCCGAATGATCCGACCAACATCAGTCGGGTCGGGTGCGAGAACGGCTTGGATCAGAGACGTGCCCGCGTCCGCAGCCGAAGGGCCGGGAAATCCGAGCTTCTCGATGATGCCCCCGGTCTCGCGGATCGGGAGGGGGATAGGCAGAGTTGCCTTGCCCATCCATGTCGCCCCGGTGCCCACAGGGGCAGCGGGGTCGTGCGACGGAAAACCGCCCTGAAGCCATGTGCCGTCTCCGCCGGTCCCCCCATCGTAAGGGGGGTAGTAGTCAGAAGCCGCCGAATTCATCGGCGAAATGACCTGGAACACCCGCTCGCGTCCCGGCCCTGCGCCCGATTCAGGGATGGCGGCAAGACGTGCCGCGTACGGAGTAAACAGTGTGACGCCTCGGACGGAGCGAGCGGCCGGAAGGTCGAAGTAGTCCGAGAGAGGCTTGTTCGGATGAAGTTCGATCCGAGCTTCGTGCGGCGCGTAGGGGCCGCCGTGAAGGTTGAAGAGGGAGGCGACGCGGAAGATTTCAGTGCGTGCCGTGTCCGCGTGAGCAGCGAGGGGCGTCATCGAGGCCGAGGTCGCGGGGTCGAGGGAACCGTCCATCTCCCCGTAATCCGTCACCATGAGGTACAGCCCACCGTTGGGCTCGTCGGCGTCTCCGATCGACCACGGTGGGGTGTTCCAGATCTCCTCGATGGTCAGTGCTGTCGCTGTCGCACCGTCGGGGCGAGGCGCTTGGAGCAGAAGGTCGCCGCCGTTGGGCCCACCACCGGGCAGAATCTCCCAGGTCCAATCCATCGCATCCGATTTGAGCGTCGGGCCGTAGGGCTCAAACACGATCGGGTTGCCAACAAGGGCCGGTCCCTTGATCGAGAAGCGGTTGGTCCTCCAGTTGTAGGGGACGAAATCAATGTCGGGAACACCACGGCGACCAAACTTGGACGTGCGGGGACGCGTCTTGGTCGGGAACGAGGGGTCTTGGGATTGGAGACCCAACGACTCGGGGCGGATGCCGGCCCCCCAGCCGAAATCGTAGGACGCGGCCCAAGAGCCCGAAAGCCCCTGGATAATGTCGTTGCTGAGAACCTGCTCGCTGTAGGTCGATTGGCCGCGATCAAAGTGCTCCTGCCACGGGTCAAGACCCGTACCAGTGTCAGATCGCTTTGCCAGCGCCTTGCGTAGACGCTCCAAGGTCTCTTCATCGAAATCTTCAAAATCAGCCATCAGGAAACTCCTCGCAGTACCTCGATGCCGATCAGACCGCGTACATCATTGGTGGTCCCGTCGGTGCCGCCCTGCTGGAAATTCAGCGAGGCCCCTGCCGCCTTCATAACGACCTTCACCATGACGGGCACTTCGCCGAAGCTGCTCTGGAAGAAGGAGGCTGCCGGCCCAACATTGATCAGCACCTCGCTATACCAAACTCCCGTCACAGGGTCGCGGGCGTCCCGGGTCGTCGGGCCGATCACCTTGCAACCCGCGCCATCATTGAGCGCGTCTTGCTTGGAAGGGCCCGCACCATCGGTACGCCCCATGTCCATCCAAGAGGTGAGGCCGGGCACCTTGCAGAAGATCGCAATCTCGTCGGAACCTCCGGGGGGAGTCCCTGCGGGATTCGGTTTCCATGCGAAATCGACAAGACGGAGGCCGCGGATGCGGAAGCGCACCAGCTTTGTTCCGGCGATTGCTTCGGGCGACGCGTCGCGGGTGTACCCCGCGTCGAAGATACGGATGTACCGGCGCGAGGGCTCGGAAGCCACGGTGTAGTCGAATTGTGGGGTCGTAATGTCCACCCCGAGACGCGGACGGAACCCGGCGGTGTAGTCGGTTTGCGGGTAGAGCAGGATGCCTGTTGAGGGAACGGGACCCACCACGCCGTCCGTGATCGGAGGGTTACGATCCGGCAACCCCGCTACCTGAGCGTCTGGTGTGACGAGCGGATCTGACCCCACATCGAGAAGGTGAATGTGGGCCTGAACCCACGATGCGGTTTGCGTCGGAGCGTCCGACCCAATCCGAACGGGGAGGTCAATCGGCGCGGATGCGAAAGGCAGCCCTGGGCCCGAAATGTTGCCCCGTGTGCCGTCCCAGGTGGGGTCGTGGACGGAGAACAGGTTGCTCGGCCAGTATCGGTACACCTCGTCCAAGAACCGCTCCTGAACGTCCTTGAGGGCCGTCTCCAGGCTTGGTCGGACGGGCGTAAACAGGGCGCCAGTCAGGAAGTTGCCGTAGGCTCCCGTGCCACCAGTGGGGTTGTGGTCGGTCGTGTGGAATAGGATGCCGTCGCCTGCCGGGCGGTCGAACAGAGTCTCCAAAGCCGTCTCCGCAGGGACCTCGTGGCCGAGCGGCTTGCGAACGAAGGATCGGATCCGAGCGTCGGTGGTGAAGTGGGGCACCGACACATCGCCGAGGAACGTCATGGGGTCGCCCGGGAACAGGGCGAGGGTCATGTTGTCCGCAATCGTGGGGCCGTTGGTCAGGTCGAAGGGACCGTGGCCGCTAGCAACGTCGAGAGTGTCGTAGCGGAATTCAAGCCGCTGGGCGAACTCGTCTCCGTCGAAGGAGGTCGTCGCCGAGGGCTCCACAATGTTCCCAGTCTCCGCGGCGAACATGCCGAGGTAAACGAACAACGGATACTGCCCCGCCATCCCCGTCGTGATCTCGGCGGGCGAGGCGGCCAAGCGACCAAGGTTGTAGTTGTAGGTCCAGACGCCGGGATCAATGATCAAACTCATCGAGTCGATCGTCCACTCGGAGCCGGCGGTGCCGGGCACGAAATACTGGACGCCCGAGATGATCATTACCTCGTCCGACGTTGCAGTGAACGTGTACTCCTTCGCGGTGGAGGTGATCAGGTTCGCAGTGGGGTCCTCCATCGTCGCCGCACGGATGACGTGGTAGCCCTCGGCCGTATCGAAAGGTGTGCCAGGGTCCGCGATGTTGTCGGTGCTCTCAGGGCTCGATGCGAACAAGAGAACCGGCTTACTCCACGTCTCGTATCCAAAAGTCGGATCGTCAGGTGCAATACCGTCACGAACGAACGCTTCAAAATCCGCTTCGCGCTTGAAGTGAAACAGGATCCACGCTCCTTGGTCGATAGGGTCAGGCGGGAGCGGAGCGTTCTGCGGAAACAGGAATTGGTGACGGTAACGGGCGATCTGGAAATGCCAGTAGTCGTCAGGGAGATTCGGGTAGTCACCCGCCTGAGTCAGATCGGTCAGGTAGTCGAGGGCAACGAGAGGCTTGGAGAAGTAACGAGGCTTCTCGGCATCCGGCGTGAACGTCGGACCCGACCCTGCCGTGTAGTCCTCCAAGTAGGGGAGACGGTAGCGGAAAAAGTTGTTGTCGTTGCCCGCAGGGGCGTAGGGGTCGCCGTCCTGGCCCAACGCGTTGGTCGTACCACCGAGGATCGGGATCCCGCCTGTCACTACGGGCACGCCTGCGCCGGGGTCTTGCCCGAGTCGAACCTGACCCGCGCTCGGAACCCCCACATCGAAGGGCGGCGGAAGGACAGGGCCCGTGCCTCCGACAAGACCCGTGTGAAGCTCGACCAGATCGTACTGGCCGCTGGCTCGTCCCGGGTACGCGAGAATGTCAGGGTCGCCTTCGCTGAAGATGCCACCCGGAGCGCCATCGCAGTTGTCCAAAAGGCCCTGGCCTAGACGAAGGGCGGCGGGGCAGCGGTCGGTCAGGTCTTGGGCGAGGAAATCGCCAATGTCACCGTCTGCCGGCCAGTGGATCAAGGCCAGCACTCCTCGATCGGATGGGTACACCATGCCCGAAAGCACGATGGGCCGGAACGCTCCACCAGCCGTGGGCATGAGTCGTGCCGTCTCGATCACCGGGCCGTCCGACCCGATTCCGCCGGCCACCCCTCGGGTGAAGCCACCTGCGTGGGCGAGTCCGAGACCACCACCCTTGTACGTGGGGTCGCCTGTCCCTGCGGGGTTCAGATTGAACGTCGCATCGTGGTGCGGGTCGTTGCCCGGCAGATCGAAAGGAGGCGCGTCGTCGGCGAATGCCGGAGCAAAGTGATAGTAGGGGTACACGTCCGCATCGGCGTTCGGTGTAGCGGGAACGGGCGGGATGACGTTGCCCCGATTGATGTGGCCGGCGTCGTTCAGCTTGAGGTGGCCCCAGTCAGGGATGCCGCTGAGCAACGAGCCGGTCAGCATTGTGCCGAGGTTGGTCAGGTACGTGCCGACGTAGGGGGGCCGGGGCGGGATGAGGCCCGAAAGCTCATCCAAATCCGACTGCACGTCGTCTCCGTCGTAGAAGCCCTGAGTCGTGGTCGTGCCGATCGCGGAAGCTGGGTGAGCGTCCTGCGGGTCGTCAACGTGAGCCTTGATCCCATGCTTGCCCCCGATGCCCGACGCGAGGTCAGGCGTGAACGAATTAGCGTCAACGCTGCCCTGGTTCGCCTTACCAGTACCGACCTTAATGTCCTTGGGATCTCCGCTGCGAGGCATCGTTATTCTCCGTTCCCTGCCGTCAGCAGAAGGCTCCGTGTGCGGTACACCCCGGCACAGGTTCGGTTGCCGGAGTCGGTGTCCACGAAGCGCACCGTGTTGTTCTCGTCCAACGCAGCCCAGCGAGAGATCACGACAAGCAAAAGCTCGTCCTTGCGATACAGCACGGAGTCAGCCCGCGCCTTCGCCAAAAAGGGCATGAAAACCTTATGGCGGACGACCCCGCTGAGAGGCTGGGAGAACACCGTGGGACGGTATGCGTCCTTGTTGATCACGGGATATGCCGCTCGGAACTCGGCATCCTTGAAAGGCACCTCGTCAATGTTCACGCCACCCATCTGGTACTCCTGCGTCCCATCCGCCTGAACGAAAGGATGCAGCGCGAGCAGGCCAGTCTGTGCGTCGAAATCATCGATCGAAATGTTCGCCGTCGCAGCGAAATACCACTCGCCGGGGAATTCATCGCCGGGGGCGGGAGGCACCGGAGAGGTGGACCCATCGTTGATCGGGATCTGGTCCAGCGGGGCGAAATACGGGAACGGAAGCTCCACGCTGCCCATGCCGACGGTGCCTGTCCACAACTCGCCAGCCATGACGAGAGGCTCGATCAGAAGCTCCTCTGGAAGCGGCCCGGTAGCACCCGTGTACGGGAAGTCGCTGACGCCACCCGTAGTCATGGTTCCTTCCTTCACACCTGCGGTCTGCGGGGCGTTGGAGCGGTAGTAGACACCGACCTGATAGCCCGCTCCCGCAGGACCGTAGTTCGGCACCGCATCTTGGGCGAAGAAGGTGACAGCCACTTGGGTCTGGCCTGCACCCGACAAGGGAACGGCAGAGCCTCCTCCGCTGTTGAGCAGCGTGACGAGACGTGACGAGGAGCCGTAATCGGTCAGGTTCGTGTTGATGGTACGACCACCCGCGTCCTGTTGATCAGTGACTCCGATGGTCGAGACCGTCGAGCCGAAGGCGCGTCGTCCGAGCACAAGCTCCAGGTCGTTGCGCGAGACAAGTGTCTCTGTCGTGATAGCTCCCACTGGCGCACCCGCGTTGGCGACACCACCAGTGGCGTCACGGGCGATGTACTCAAGGTGCACCTCACGGAAGCCAGAGCGGAAATTCGGCGCCAGGGGATTCTCCATGTCCGGCGGACGCTGAGCCAACGTAATGTCGTTCTCGATCAGCGGGCCGTAGGGGTAAGGATCTGCGTCCTGCACCACCTCAAGGTCGGGAGTATCGGTCGTACCTACGCCAAGCGGGTACGTGACCTCGACCTCCAAGAAGATGCGGCGAGAGGAGCCCACGTCGCCCGAGATCAACGTGCCCACCATGTCGTGATAGACCCCGGCCGTATCAAGGCCGGCGTTCACTTGGGTCGCGTTTGCGTCGAGCGTGATACTGACGTGCTCTGTGCCGAGACCAGCGATCAGGGTCGGCTTGACGGTCTGGTCCTCCACCGAGTCGTAGTTGCCGTCGTCGTGAAAGACCGATAGCACGTCCGTGATCTGAGTTCCGGCCGGCATGAAATCGAACACGTTGCCCGTCGCCAAGGAAGCGAAGGCCACGTCGAAATCTCCAAGCGTAGTGGCGTTGAGTGCGGCGAGGTCAAGCTCAAGCACGTCACCCTCAGCCCAACCTGCGAAAGCGGCTGCGAAGCCGGCACGGGTCACGTAGCGGCCAGGGTTGGTAGCGAAATCGTCGCCGGGGACGAAGGAGATCACGAACCGCTCGACTACCGACTGGTCGCCGAAGCGACGCGCAACGTGGTCGAAGTTTCGGATCGTGTCACCGCGGGTCGTGTCACCCGACAACGGCGCAACGCCGTTGAGGCCGGGTGGGTTCGTCTCGGTACGACCCACTTGGTTGCAGACCAAGAAACGCGTGGACACGTCGCCAGAGCCCGCTCCAAGCTCGTTCTTGTCAGCAGCGTCGATAGCCCAGGTACGAAAATTCCCATCGAGCAGGGATTTCATCTGGTGCTGCAACTCAGCGGCGAGGTCCGCTCCCTGGAAACTGGTGTGTCGGCGAAGGTCGAGAAGGTCGTTGTCCCGAATCGCGTCGTGGAAGGCTTTGTCGGGTCGATCCGATTCAGCGGTGTCCACGACGGAGTAGAGCGCCGGGTTCACAAAGGGGGCATGGTCGTGTGCGAGGGCCCCGTTCGTGTTCGCCAGAGGGGCGAAGCCTGCCCCACCTTCGGCATCGTTGCGACGGAATGCAAAGCAGATCGGAAGCGCGTAGACATAGCCATCGACCGTGCCCAGGTCCGTGGCGGAGGCCAGGGTGCCGTCGCCAGCAATCCACAGGCCCGTATCCTCGACGCCGTAGCCAATGCCGGTGCCCGCCACTTGGTCGCGGGCATCGCTGTTGTCCCGCGTCGATTTCAGATCGGCCGGGACGAAGGGGTACAACGCAACAGGGGCGGGCTGCGGGCCTTGGGCCAACACAGCGGGGTTTGAGAACCCGTCGGCATCGATCTTGAAGTTGATCCCCTCCGCAACGCCTGAGTGCCGGATGCAATACTGCACCTGCACCCGCTTGGAGGTTTCGGCGCTCAACGCGGGGTCAGCAATGTCGTCAGGCAGAGCGACCGTGGTAGATGATTGAATGTTGCCGTGGCGGTAGATCAGATCTTCGCTGGGCTTGCCCGGCTCGTCCACGCCTCCGGCGAGGAATCCGGTGCCCGGGGAAATCGGCAGACCCACGCCCGTAGAGGAGATCGTGATCGCGTTGCCGGCTGTGCCGGAGGTCGCCGCGATGACCCGAAGACTGTTGCCTGTCACCTGGACAGTGACGGCCGGAACCGACGCGATGATCTGAGCCGCCAAAGAGGCAGCCGTGATCGTTGCGCTCGCCGGGTCGATGGTGAATTCGGTCGGCAGCGGAGGAGGGCCGGGGGCGATCCCCGTCAATACAAACCCCGCCACGGTCACGGTGTCGCCCACGATCGCAGTGACCGGAGAGACGACGGTGAGTGTCGCCTCTGCGTTCGCGCTGTCAGAGATGAGCTTGAGCCAGACCTCCAGCCACACGAAATCCGTGCGCTTGAACGTTGGAGGGGTGCCGTCGAAGCGAGACGCCGGGTCGAGAATGATCAGGTTGTCACCCTCGGCGTCGGTGTTCGTGTACTCCACATCGACCAGATGCCCCGCCACAATCGCCTGGAGCTTCCGCAGGTGGAAGCTGTCAGCAGTGAACGCGGGGTTGAGGGTCGGGCCTGCAAGCCACGGGGGGTCGAACGAGAAATCAGCGTAAGCATCCGCGCGCGACTGGCCGCGCAGCCATCCGCTCGGGATGCGCCGTTGGGCCAGCACGGACTGAAGGTGTGTGCGAAGCTCTTGGTCGAGGTTTAGCTCGGAGTCCAAGACCGGCCGGGCCGCCTGATGGACGACTTGCGAGAACCCCGTCTCCCCTGGCTTGAGATAGCGGGAGACAGCGGAACCGGGAAAGTATTTGTCGTGGCGGGCCACTAGCTAGTTACCCTCCAAACGTCAATCGCCAAGTTATCGTCAGGATCGCGGTGGCGGGCTTGACGATCACTCCGAAAGTGAGGTGGTTGACCTGCATGTCGAAAGGAACAACGTCTACGGTCGGGTCGTAGGCTGCGCCGCCTTGTCCTGCAAAGTTGGTGTTGTCGTTCGTGATCGCCTCGTTCGCCGAAACGGTGGACAGAAGGCCCATCTCATTCAGCGCGCCGACCGCTTCGGACTCTCCAAAGGTCGCGGTGAAATCGACCACGTTGGTCGGGATGCCAACAGCGGCGCCATTGGAGTCACGGAAGGTGGTCGAGGAGAAGGTCTTGCGGGCGATCTCGTTGTTGAGCCGCCGCTGCTGCTTGCTCGGGGCGTCGGGGTTGAGGAGCGAGCCGAGGGCGCCCGTTCCGATCCCAAGCATATTGATCCCGAAATTCGGTTCCAACGGGTCCTTGCACAGCCGAGCCACCAGGAGGCCGGCGTCAAAGGTGATCACGTTGTCCTTCTCCCAATACTCGATGGGCTCGCCAGTACGGGCATCGCGCATGTCGAAAATGACGCGCCCTTTCACTTTGAAAGACGGGTTGGGGGCGCGATCGAAATCGAAATCCTCCTCGTGGGAGATGCCAGCACCCCACTTGACCCCCGCCCTGCGGATAGGGGCTCCCATTTGGTCTGGGACCAAGATCTTCGTTTCGCGTTCAGACATGGCGTACCGCCTTCGTGAGTGGGTGTTCCATAGGCCAGCTACCGGCTCAGATCCGCTACGGGAAAGGGGCCTGCTTGTCGAAATAGAGGGTTGTTGTGGTCCCCGAAATCGTGTCGTAGAGCGTGCCGATCACACTCCACTGCACAGTACCGCCAGGACCGCCGACAGGAGGCCCTGCCCCGCCACCACCGGCAGGGGTCGCGGGGAACAGGAGGGTCTGATTCAAAAGCCCCCCAGGTGAGGGCGCAGTGCCGCCCATCGTGTAGAGGAAAGTGTTGGGGACTCCCGCATTCGGGGTGCCATTGCCTCCTGCGCCCCCATTTGGACCATCGAACAAGAGGAAAGGCTGCGTCTCTTGGAAGGCCACGCCCTCCAGGGCGAATTCGATCAGGCCCTTGGCGTCACAAATAGGCGAGAGAAGGTGCGTCTGCCCATCATTCGTGACCTCACAGAACTCAAGGCACTCGTAGAGGTCGTTCGGATCTCTCGGATCGAATTCGATGGAACGGTACGGGTCGTTGAGAATGAAGTCGGGGTCGTTGGTCAGCGTGTCGTTCGGGTCGTTGATCTTCGACCCAAATGTGACCGTCCCCGGCTCGCTGCCCGTCTTGTCCTTGGGGTATGGCGGCGTCCCCTCGTTCAAGATGGTCACGCCGTTCTCCAACGGCTGCGAGCACAGGTACGTTTTCGTGACAGGCTTGCCAGGGTTGAACCGGACGACCACCGGAATCTTGATGGCATCGCTGCTAAGGGCGAGCCCGGTCGTCAGAAGGTAGCTGTCTGTGGTTTCGCCCGACTCCTCGATCGTGTCGTCCTCGATCGTGATATCGGGAGGACCCCCTACGAAGATCAAAGGACGGAACGTGAGGTCGTCCTTGAGGAAAAGAGTCTGCGTCTTCTTGTCGAAGGTGAATTGGTCGCAGTTGAGGACGACTGTGTTCCCGTCAACGTCCTCGTACTGGATGTTGAACACCCGGTCGGCCGTGATATTCGACGGGCGCAACGACACGGTGTAGTTGTTGACCGAGACAACCTCCACCTCCTCAATCGTAATGTCGGCGGTAAGCTCACCGCTGTTGATCACGTTGTACTGGTTCAGAACCATGTGGTGCGGGGCAATAATGTCCTCGCTCGGGTACTCGTAGATGCGGTAGCGGACCTGACCCCAGCGCTGCTGGGAGATGGAACGCGAATCGAGTGCGCCGAAGCCCACAAAGCCGAGAGGCGGCGGGGTGTTCGATTGGAGAGTGGAGATTTTCGTGCCCTGAAGGAGTGGGCTGTTGAGCAGGGGCAGGTTGCGGTACTCGACGTTGATCCAGCCCGCGCTCGGCTCTGTGATCTGCGTGGCGAAGTTGCCTGTGAAGAACGGCGGAGGCGGAAGGTCCGGCCGCAAGATCGTGACGCCCCAGGTCACGTCGCGGTGGATGCGGACCACCATGTCCGCACGCCAATCCATCTCCTCGACCACAGCGGAGAGGTCGCTATTCAAGAAAACGGAGACGCCATCTGTCCTGGGGATCTTCCAGTTGTTGATCTCGTCGGGGTCGCCGCCAAGCCACACACCCAACGTGCGCTTCACCGTCGGCGGAGGTGTGACGACAACGGAGAAGGACTCAAGCTCGACGGACGCGACGGTCGTGGGTCCGAGCAGGCCAGTCACAACCTGATCGACGGTTGAGGTGAAGGCGAACGAGGTGAAAAGCGCGACGCCTTGCACCACGTCATCCAACACGGTCGTCACAGCGTCCAGGTCGGGATCGATGAGGATGCGGTACGTGTGCTGTTCGCCATCCTGCCAGTCGAAATCGTAGGTGGTTACGTCTACTCCCGTATCGACCGAGAACAGAACCACGCGAGCCGGGTCGCCGCCAGCAGGGGCGCGAAGGGCCATGCCTACCCCACGGGTCAGGGCCCCGTCGTCCGCGTCTGTACCGAAGATGATGCCCGTATCTCCTGTGACCGAACCTGTGGTCAGAGACAGGACAGCCAGGCGCGCCTCCATGACCCGGCCCCTGCCCGGCAACGGATCAGGGGTTAGATCGGAGAAGTTCTCGATGTACGAAACCGCTTCACCCGTAGCCTGAACCCACTGGATGATCTGCCCCTGGACTCGCTCAGTCGTGACGGAGCCGGTCTTGGTGTACCCCTGGTTTTCAGGCAGCAGCAGCCCAGAGACGCTGGTGGAGGGAAGGGGGCCAACGAGTGCCCTCTCCGTCGCCGTCTCCTCGTAGAGCAGGGTGGAAAGCCGTACCTCACGCTGGTCGTCGCGGACAATGACCTCTGCGTCGCCTGCCCCCAGGATGCCTGAATCGACGCGGAGCTTCAGGTCCACGTCAATGTTCATGCGCCGCGTCAGGAACGGCTCGATGCGGCCGTATCCCATGCTCAGGTCGAGACCGGAAAGCTCCGGTTGTAGCTCAGACGAGGTGGCCTTGAGCAGCAGTGTGTCTGCCGTGGAGTCGATCTCTGTGTACCCGAAGCGCTGCGTAAAGAACCAGATATTATTCGGGTCGTCCTCGGGCAGATCATTCATCTCTGCCGCTGCGACGATGCCTCGGAAATGGAACGTGGAACGGTCGGGCTCCACGCCGTAGCGTAGGAAAGACCAGTCGGAGGTGTTGGTTGCGTGCCGGCTCAAGGAGCCGAAGAACACTTGGCCCTTGTCACTCGCAGGGAGGACAAGCGGAATGTCTGGGGGTCGGGCGAAACGCGGCACACCTTCCAAGGTGAGCGCGAGGCCATCCAGCGTGCCCCCGATGTAAAGCTCGGCGCGCCCGTTCGGGGTGCCCTTCACATCCGATTTGACGACGAGCCGGTAGGTCGAGGGACGGACACCGTTGTCCCCGTCATCCCACTTCGATTCAAAGTGAATGTCAAAGAAGGCGTTGCCGAATACACCAGGGTTGGCAGGGAACAGATTGTCCGTGGACACTCTCACCGTCGAGGTGCCGTCGCGGTGGTCCACGATCTCCTCCACGGCGTAGACCCCTGCCTGTGTCCCGGTCAAGATCTGGAACCGTGGTAGCTGGTCCAGAATCGTCTCAGAACGGACCAGGGCGGGAATGTTCTCAGAAGCGATCGAGAAGGTGTTGACCGTCTCGATCTGCACCGCCGCCGTGTAGGCCAATGTCCAAGACGCAACGTCCTCCCAGCGTGTCGGCTCGACCAACATGCCAACGTGCTGCACGTCGTTCACGAGCAACGATCCGACGAGGTACAGGTACTCGTTGTCGTGCACTCCGAAGCCGATGCCTGAGAACACGCCGTCGAACGTCGCGGTGTCCTTGTCACCCTGGAACCGAGTGACGAGGGTGATAGTCGAAGGGAGGGAGAAATCCTCCTCGCGGGAGTACATCGCCACGTCTCCCGTCCCAAACGACCCAGCTTGGTCGTCCACGATGGTGTAGACAGACGAGAGTTGGCTAGCGTCGGGGTCAGGGTTCGCGTCTACGCCTGTCAACACCCACGCTGGATTGGCAGCCGTCGGGGCTTCGTCCCCGAGGAAGGCGACCACGATAGACTCGGGGACCTTCTGCTTGTCAGGGAGGGCGACCGTGTGGTTGCTTCGGTTCAGCAACAGCGTCGTTGGGGAGTTGAGCGAAGCCGTGTACCCCTTCTCGTAGGCGATGTAACGGTGCGAGATCTGAAGAGGCTTGCGTGCCTCTCGGGGTCCGAGCACCACGCCAAATTCAAACCGAGCGCCTTCCGTCGAACCTCCGCCGGGGAGCCCGACACCGGACGAGAACACGATGTTGTTGCCCGGGTCGAGGTCGTACTTGTTGAGTACGAGACCGAGCGTGTTCAATCCGGCGAGCGCCATCGGGGGCGAGCAGAACCAAATGTAGTCCACCTCGACCGTCATCGCACCGGCCGGCATGAGCGGGATCGGGATGGTCGGAAAGATCTTGCCGATGTAGGGGTTGACCGAATCGACCCCGACCGGCACGCCGTTGACATAGACCGTTACATCCTGCTTCGTGGCCGGGGTTGCGTCGCCCCAGCCCTTGACCAAAGGGCCTTTGTCCGTGAGGAGGTTGTCACGAGTGAGGAGTGCGTTTCCCTGGAACACCGAGCCGGTGCCGTGAAGGAAGTTCCAGGCGCCCGAGAACACGGTCTGGCTACTGGTGTATGTCACCGCCGTCACGGGCAACGACGTGACCTGATAGACCCCGCCGGGGTCGAGAAGGAACCGAGCACCCGGCGCGATAGTGGGTGCTCCCGTGTAGCTGGCCGTTGGTGAGGCGACAAACGGGTTGTCGTTGACGACGACCGTGTACGTGTCGGCCTTCTGGTTGCGGACGAGAGAGATGGTGACGGGCCCTGTGCTCCATGCCAGGGCGCCCGTCACGAAGAAGGCACCACTGCTCACCTCAAGGAAATCCATGCCTCCGACACGCGTGAGGCTGATCGTGGCTTCGATGGCTCCGTCCGAGACCGTCCACGTAGCGAACACGGTGTCGAGCAGCGCAGGCATGATCACCGCGCTCGCAACATCAATCGTCACCTCCGCACGGTAGGAGGAGCCGGGCAACACCTTGCCGGTGGTGTCAGCAAAGGACCAGCCGTAGTCGGGGCCGAAGCCCTTGGAAAGCAGGAGTCCGTTGGAGGGGGTCGGGATGGACGACCCTGTTCCGATCTCCGTTCCGATGTACTCGGTGCTCGCCGACGGCAGTATGTCGCCCGTGAAACGTACCGAATCGGCGGGGCTAATGATCGACTGGTAGGCGACCGAGGTCATGCCCTGGACCGTCAGCTTCACCTTCGACAGATCGCCGAGATACGGGTGCTCGACGGCAAGGACCGTAAGCTCAACAGGGTAGGGGTCCACTCCGGCGGGCTGGACGAATTTGTACGCGGTCGGATCCTCGATACCCGGCGAGAAGCCGGCTTCCGGCAGCATGTCGGTGTCGAACGAGATCGTGATCTCATTCCCGACCACAGCCGAGGGATCGATGGTGTAGTCCGGCGGCTCGCCGCGTGTCAGCACTGTTGTCGTGTTGTTCGGGGCGCTGGCCTCAATCGGAGTGCCTGAAATGTTCTTCGGGCCAACGACCGTCACGTCGTAGGTGCCGCCCAGCGTGGTTCCCGTCGTCGTCAGGATGACGGAGGTTGCCCCGTAGTCGTCCGTGACTCCGACAGCCACGCTGACCACAGCGGTAGGGGCGGCTCCCGCAATATCCGTGACCGTGTACGAGGCCGGGTCGAGCAGCGCCGCATTGATCTGCATCGAAGCGGAGAACAGGATCTCAAGCTGAAAGCCCGAGATCGAGGTCGCGCCTGTGACCTCACTCGTGGTGAGGGCGAGAGATCCGTAGGGCCCGTGCCCGTAGGCGTAGCCGCCGTATCCGCTAGTGACCGGAGGAGTCGGAGGAGGGTACGAGATTCCACCATACGGTCCCGTGCCGTAGGGCATCGTTCCGTAGCCCCCACCCGGAGGGTGGGCTGGTGGGATGAGGACGCCTCCGACCGAGCCGTAAGGCCCTTCGCCGAAGGGATCTGAACCGTACCCGTTCGTCATGGATCATCAGGCCGTCACACCAGTTACAGAAACGACAAGGCCGTCCCCCGCTGGGACCACCGCCGAGTAGACGATGTTGAACACAAGCAGACTACCCGCCGGAATGGCAGCGAGAGCGATCGGAATCGCAAGCTGGGTGGCCGAAGTCAAGACTCCCACGTCCGTTGGCGGTGCAAGTGAGACAAACGAGGGATGTGCGCCCGGCAAGGTGCCGGCAGCAGGTGTACCCGGGGTCGGGGGCCCTGCGAAGATTTCCAACATCGCGGTGCCGGGGGCCATCCCCATCGCCACGTCGATGTAGACGTAGGCCGCTGCGGGCCCACCGCCGCCAGGGACGGCGACAGGCGTAAAGGTTGTTGGGACCGCGAGAGCGTGGAATTCGTTGATCGTTACCGGGCCGACACCGATCGGAATCGTCATCTGTTCGGAGATCACATCGACCGCCGGGAAGGGCCCGGCCACAGTCGCGGCAGCCGTAAGGCGGCCCTTGTCGTCCACAGTGAACGAAGTGGCGGAGCCTGTGCCGCCGTAGGGACCTGCCGTGACTGCTGTGTCTACCAGATCGGCGCGAACGGGATTGCCTGCGCCGAGGTCGGCGAAGAAGATATTCGTGTTGCCACCGGGGTCAGGTGGGGACACGCCACCGTCACCAGACAAAACGCGCTCTGAAGTGAGGGTTCCATCGTTGGAGATCGTGACGTACTCGGCGGCCAAAGGAGCACCGCCGGTAGTGCCGTTGGCGACCGCAGTGATAAGGCCCTTGGAGTTGACCGTGATATCGCTGTTTGTGTACGCGCCGGGAGTGACACCACCTTGAACCGCAAGGTTCGCGGTGAGAAGGCCACCACCTCCGCCGTCAGTCCATTCAATCTCCGCGTCATCGAGGACACGCTCGTCGGTGAGGGAGCCATCGAAAGCTCCTGGTGACAGAACGTACCGCGAACCGAGCGGAGCACCGCCACCACCGGCCGCAAGAAGGTCAAACAAGACCCCATCCGATCCTCGACGGAAATACAGGTGGTCAACGTTCGGGGCTGCGCCTGAACCATCTGACACGAAAATGGCGCCATCGGTTCCCGCAGCCGCGAGGATCGAAGCCACGTCGAAGTTCGTGAAGATCATGCCGGTCGGGTCGATCAGACCCGGCACGGTGAGTTTGCCCGTCGAAGGGCTGTAGACCATGTTGAACGCGCCACCCACAGGGCCTACGACAAGCTCGGACGAGCCATTCGACCAGAGGTCCACGAACGCCGGGAAGGTGCCCGCCGTAAAGAGAGCGCCGCCGCCAAGGGAGAAATCCCCAAGGAAAGCGTTCACGCCGCCTGTGTCGGCTGTGTACAAAAGCTCGGCAGTCGGACCACGACCCGTCGAGGTCAGAGTGATCGGGGTCGCGCCTCCAGGCCATGTGGCAACGATGCCCGTCGCCAATTGAAGCAACTCTTGGATGCCTCCGGGCCCTGCGAAGAACTCTCCGCCGACGAAGGTAACTGTGACCGGACCCGTATCGGTAGCGAACGTGATGGTGCCCGCTGGGGCACCACTGTCCCCGAAGTTCGCAGGCGGGACAAGAGTCGCCGGGGTCGCGCTGTCCATATCGGTCAGCTTCATCGTGCCGACCGTTGGGGTGCCACCAGACTCCGAGACACCAGGGATGACCCAGACGTTGCCGGGGTCTCCTGCGGGGGCGATGGCCGCCGTGTCCACGTTTCCGGCCATGACGAAAACGGAGCCGCCGGCCGGGGAGTTGATCCCACCGATGGCGTAAGCAGACCCGCCTTGAAGGACGAGGGCGCCCATCTCGGTGAGCATTGGCCCGGCCATCGTGTGCCCGTAGCCACTCTGCGTTTGAAGGCGAAGATTGAAGTTGCGGTACTCGTCCGTGCCGCCCGTATCCCCCGTCACGTTGCCGACGATGTACGCCGACGCTCCAAGGGGGCTGTCCGACCAAACGAGTTGGCCCATCGACATGAAGGGCCCGTTGCCGAACAGATTGGAATTGATCACCACCTCGGGGGCATTGATCGCTCCAACCTCCAACGCCTGATTCAAGCGCAGGGAGCCGTCGCCACTGAGGTCATCGATCAAGGGCGGGTCAGTGCTGATGCCCGCGCCATGCACCTCAACCGCACCGGCATCCGCCAGGATGATCCGGCCGCCGCCAACGAGTCGAGTCGCGGGCGTTGTCGAGAAATCGAAGCCGTCGTAGGCGTCGTCCAAGTTGGCGATGGAGTCCGCCGCATCGAATACCTGATCGATGGCGTCTTGCACGTTGTCGGCAGCGATGCCGGAAACCGTGCTGTCGTAGAACAGGCTCTTGGAGATGGTGAGTGCTTCTTGGGTGGCTGCGCCGGCCAAGATCAAGGGCTCTGCGTACCGGGAATGCCCGATCCGAACCGTCTTGATCGGACCCACAACTCCGGTGCCATCCATCGAGATGCCAAGGGGAGCGGGGATCGGACCAAGCAGGCAATTCCAGACCTCAACGACGAGATCGTCTGGGGGTGCCAGCGGGCCTACGTTGGCTTCGATGGCCTCGGTCGCGCCGTTCCCGTTGGAGAAGCGGCAGTCATCGAACTGCGCAAGGTTGGCCCAAGTGCGGGTGTTGAAGCTGAGAGGGCCGATGCCGACCTGTCGGAAGGTGGTGCCCTTGGCGAAAAGCTCCGTTCCTGCCCCCGTGAGGTTGGGGTCCACGGACAGAACTGAGGTGCCTTCGACCCAGCAGTTGTCGAGGTGAACCTTCGCCACGTTCGCAGCCGAAGGAGCAACATCGAGAGAGAGACGGAGATCGTCAAACGTCGATTGCTGGATGAGCCGGGTGCGGCTCATGTAGGTCGAGCCGTTCTCCGCGGAGAAGGTTGCGCCCTGGCCTGCGCCGTTGCCCCTCTGGAGGACACGGCACTGCGTCAGGTGAAGCGCGCCGAGGCCCGTCTTTCGGATCGCAGCATTGGTCGTCGTGCCGACGTTTTCAAACACGATCCCGTGGACATGTACGCTATCCGCGACAAGCGGGGTGGATGCGGTGTGGGTCAGGGCCGGCACGCCGCCGCCGTTGGCGGCACGGAACACGACGCTGTTGTCCGCCGTGGTCTCAACCGGCTCGGCCTGGAAGCCACCAGTTGAAGGCCACGCGACCAAGTGAATGTGTGGCGCAAGGGTCAGGTTCTCGATGTAGAGACCGGGGCGCGCCGCCACGATGACGGGAGTGTTCTTGGTCGGAGGGATGCCTTCGTTCCAGACCGGGTTGTTGGCGAGGGCCGCAGCTTCGGCGTAGGTTGAACCGTCAGCGAAGCCCTCTGCAATGGTCGGGTCGTCGGCGGGGTTCGTGTAATTCTTGGAGCGGTTGGCGTCGATGTAGAGAATGCGACCGGAGGACGAGACGTGCTCCACCAGACCGAGCAACGTCTGGAGGTTCATGTTCTGGTCGTCGGCCCAACCCTCAACACTGGCATCGACAGGAATCGCTTCGGTGGTGTCGCGCTTTTCACCGCCTGCAACGAGCTTCAGATCTCCGAATACCGTCTGGTAACGGATCCGAATTGTCTGCTTGGATTCCGTACCAAGACCAAAATCCACGATCAACTGGACGAGGTACGCGCCCTCGTTGTCCACGGTGAACGTGATCGGACCGGGCCCGACAGTCGCCGACAACACCGCCGTCGAGGGCGTACCGTCAGGTTGGTCAGGGGTAAACAGGAGCGCCCACCCGTAGGTGGTCGCGGGTGCCCCCACGTGGGTGAGAGTAACAACGTCCCCAGCGCGCAAGTCCTCGCGGCTCACGCCAACCAGGGGGTCGATGCCGTTTCGTCGGCTTTCGATGCTAGCGGCCATTTGTGCTCCTCATGCGCGTCCTACCTGGGCGCGCCTATAGGCGCGCAACCGAAGGCGGGTCACAGGTAGAATTGGGCGCTAGCGTCCTCCAGGGAAACGTTTTGAGGCTCCCGGCAGCCAAGGCGATCCACCCCGACCCGATAGTCCTGATCGGCTGCGGTGCGCGGCATGACTCGGTTCAAGCGCAACAGGCTCGGGGCGACCCGAATTGACACAATGCCGGCCCCAGGGCTTACAAACCCGGGTTCTCCGCCGTTTGTGCCCAAAAGCGTATCGATCCGATACTCCCCGGCGTTGGAGCCCCCCAAGATCGTCAAGATCTCTCCCTCGACCACGTTGCTCCAATCCTGGGCCCCGTCTGTGACCTCCCCGTTGTCGCCAATCGTGCCGGATCCAGCCAGCCCGGTGGGGGAGGTGGTGTAAGCACGAGGTGTGCTCTCAGCGCCGATGGGCATTCGGAGCACCTCGCGGACGAGGTAGCGGCCCAGGTTGAATTCATCCACCCCGCCCTGGGAGGGAGGGATGTTCGGCCCACTCAGGATCTCCAGTACCGCTCCTGGGCAAACAGATCTGAAATCGAGGTTCGGATCTGTAAACAGACCCCGGTCCTCCAGGGTGTCCCCCTGGCCTACGATGTTCTTCGCGCCGTCACAGAACTTGCGAAAGTCGTCGTAGAAGTACGTCGTCATGTCCCACGACATTTCGTCTACGAACAGGTCGGCGAATGCCTCGCTGAACAGGTGACGGTAGTCGTAGAGGGTGTGCGCCGGCTTGAGGGCACGCAGGACGATGGCGACGTTCTTCTGGAGACGGAAGGGGTCGTCGGGGAAGCCTGTGCCGACGACGCCCTCGATCAACTCGCCCGTTGCCGGGTCGGTCCAGATCGAAATGTCGGCGACGTTGACCTCAAACTCAAACTGCTCCGCGAAGCCCCAGGCCGTGTTCGGGTCACGAGCGAAGGCAACCTTCTCCAGCACGGTGACGACGGCATCGGTCAGTAGCTCGATGCCCTCCTTCTGCACGTCGGCCCTCGCACCTCGGAGGAGCAGGTCGATCATGCGCTTCAAGAAACAACGGTACGAAATGTCGCCGGGGATCGTGGGGATACCGTTCGGACCCACATCGGGGAAGACGAGCGACCCGCACATTTGCCAGAGGAACTCGGGGCGTGTGAAATCGATCGCAGGATCGAGGGCTGCCTCGGACGCCTCAATCTGGATGCGAGCCAGCACCTCAGCGATGGCTTGAAACTGAGTCGTGTAGAAGGGGCCACTGATCTGGCTGACGTAGTTGGAAGGCAGGACACGCGAGAACGTTCCCAGGATGGCCTCGGTCAGCGCACGTACCTGGGTCGCCGCCTGCTGCCCCCGAAGGGCTACGGGCGCTGGGTTCTGATCCACCACATACGGGATCAGACTCTTTTCGCGGTCCTTGGTGTCTTCAGCCACTATCCGTCCTCGGCATGGGTGAAGTCGAGGGTGCCGACGGTGAAGAATTCAATGTCGAAGGCATCGAGGTTTTTCGTGCCGGAGTTAACCGCACTCACCACGTACGTCACAGTGAAGACGCTCGCGGTTGGGGATTCCCCCACAGGCAAGGAGACTGCGACGCGGTTGGACGTGAGCTTCTGGCGCTGGGCCTCAAGCTCCGAAGCGTTCGCGGTCGGGTACAACTCCTCCAGCGTGTCATTGTCGGAGAAGCCGGGAATCGAAAGCCCTGCGTTGCCGATGATGAAAGCCCGGCCGGGACCTTCGCCGAGTGCTTGGAAGTTGACCGTTTGGAGATCAAGGTCTCGGTCGTCCTTGGTCACGCCACGGAATTCGGTCACAGGACCACCACCCTGGTTGGTCGCGCTATTCAAGGGGTCCTCGATCAGCCACACGAGGACGCTCTCGCTTCCGAGGGGCTGGTTCTGGGTGCCTTCTAGCAACGTTGTGTCCCCCGTCTGACTGGAACGGAGAGACTCGCGGATCACACAAGAACTTGGGGCGCGGACGAGCTTCGTGAAAGGCAGGTCCACAAAGGACACGCCGTCCGTGCGTTCGATAACAGCGTCAAGGTCCGACTGTCGAACCGGGGTTCCCATCGGCAAGGAGTTGAAGAACTGGGTCAGGTTAGTGCGGACGCCACGGTCCACCGCGTTCACCGGGAAGCCCGGCTTGCGGATGATCGTGGCGGAAATGTCCACAGGTACTCCGACCGCTTGTTTGGCAAGCACGTCGGCGGTGATGTGCTTGCCCTTGCGACCATTGATCGCACGCTGGGCCGTACTCACTGCGAGATTCACCGTGTACTCCACAGTGAAATTCTCGTTGTGCTGGTAGTCCACGAGAAGACGCTCCCCCGACAGGATAGCGCCGGAAGGGATCCTAACGATGGCAGCAGGGGCCGTGGCCGAGCCTGAGATGATCGTGTAGTCGGAGACGCCCGAAGGGTGGTTCGGCCCACGATACTCGATGGTGCGGTCCTGATTAAAAACCGCAATCGTCAGGGTGTTCACGCCGAGGTTGTTCATCGTCTCGGTAAACTCGCCGATGACGATGTGCGACTCGTTCTGCACCGTGATCAAGTTGCCGGTGGGCACCCCGCTCGCAGGACTGACACGAACGAAAGACCGCGCTTCTGTTGAGCGCCCATCGAGCAAGGGATTGTCGGTGCGCCACAGTGCAAACTGATCGTCGGACAATCCGCCTGCAATCTGGCCCGTAACGCCCTGCACCGAACCCACGGGCTGACGAGGCAAGATGAAATCGTTGGTGCTCAGGAACCGGAAATCGCCCAGCAGCACATCGCCCAGCGCTGAAGCGGGTTGGCTCAGCGAGTCGTCAAGCTGGATAGTCTTGTAGTCAAGGATGGTCACACCGGTCAGATTGAAGTCCGAACCGCGTGTGGCGTTACGGAACCCGAGCCCGATCTCGGGGAAGTCGAGCATCTCCGCGATCGGGTTGTCGGGCGTGAGCCTCGTGTCCAAGGACTCAAAGACAAGATTGTCGGGGTTGCCCTTGATCTTGAATTGAGCGTCGTTGCTCGTTTCAAACGAAAACGCAAAGGTGTCCGTCACCGTGGCGAGGTTCTCGCCGCGGATGTAAATGTCCACCTTGCCCAAGGCGTGCTTGTTGTAGTCGGTGTCGAAATCACGCTGCATGAGCGCGTCGCCGGGCGTGACGATCACAACCTCCAACACACCGGGGACGGCCGCCAAGGTGCGGCGGTATCCCGCCTCGGTGCCCGAGTCCACGGACGCAATCGCGTTCTTGGACCGGACCGCGAGATCGAAATTCGTCTCAAGGTTTTCACCGCCGAACGTCTCACTGGCGTTGATCACCTGCAAGCCCGATACACCCGAAACAACCGAACGGATCTGACCCCGTGCCACGTTGCCGGTCGTGCCCACGATCTCAGCACGAACTGGAACGTCCACGGAGAACAAGCCCGATACAGGGTCGAAGAAGGAGGCGACCGACTCAAAGGGGATGCCGGATTCCTGGGTCGTCGTGTATTGGGTGCTGCCCGCTGAAAGACGCGTACCCAACGGGATCGGGATCGTCTGCGTGGGCCGGGTCGAGGTAAAGAACGTCACCTCGCCTGCGGCACGGATTCCAGGCAGGCGGGCTTGCCCGAGCTTCGCGGCAAGCTGCTCAAATGCTTGGTCGATGACCGCCTGCACGTCCCCTGCACGCTGTAGATTGAACGCACGTTGGAGGGCAGTCTTGTAGGCGCTGTTCTGAACCGCCGTCGGGTTTCCGTCTTCGTCCACGCCGTCGATGCGAAGCAGGGTGTCGAACGACTGGGTGCGGTGGAAGAAATCTATGATGAACCGGACGCGTTCGGCCTCTCCGGCGAAGGGGTCCACGAAAATGTCACGGATGACGGCCCCGGGCTGGAGCGCAATCGTGGGGTTCGTCCGAAGGATGGAAGTGATCGTCTGCTGCTGGAGATCCTGGCGAGTGACGACAGGGAAGTTGCCGAGCGTTTGTCGAACCGTGACAGGATTGCCGGCCACCTCGATGGAGAACGGGGATTCAAACTCGATCCGAAGCTCGGGGTCGAAGGTGACAGCCGTGACGACGTAGAACAGATCTTCGGCGATAGGGGTCGCTGTGAATTCCCCTACCGGGACGGTCGCGGGGTTGCTCGTGGAGCCCGCCAAGCGGTTGTGGACGAAGCTGACGAACTGCCGCTCGCGCACGGTCTCGACCGTGATCGTCGTGCGGAGCTTGAATGCCGTCTCAGGAACCTCCGTCACGTCGGTGAAGTCGGACTGGAGCAGACTGGCCTGCTCTTGGTACGTGATAGCCGAGGCGAGGTCGTCGGTGAGGGTCACGTCCTCCAGACGCTCGATCACGTCCCCGCCTCGCGTCTGTGTCTGCTTCAGTTGGACGTACAGAGGGTCGGCAGCGTGGGTGCCATCAGGATTCGTAGCGACATTAGAGTCCGCCTCGATCACCTGCAAAACCTCAGTCTCCGCTTTGGTCGTGGTATCGCTGATCGGGTTGAGGTTCACCCGACGATATCCGGTAGCCCCACCGCCCGTGAAGCGGGACGCGTGAAAGTTGTAGCCCGTGACGTTCGTGTCATCGAGTGCCTCGGCGGTGATCACAACCGCATTGTCCAGCCTCTCGACCGTAATGTTCGACGGAGGCTGCCCGATGCTTCCCAAATCGGCTTCCTGCACCAGCACCACAGAGATGCGGGCAGGGCTGGATACCGAGCCGCTCGTCGCAACGGACCGGACCAGGATCTCATTCGTACCTGCGGCGAGGTCGAGGCCATCAGGGAACACGGAAGGGTTGGGAACCGTGAAGCTCGTCCCCTCAAACACGATCAGGTCCGGGTTCGACACGAAGGAGCCGCCGCGGATGCTGATCTGCATGTCCACGGTTTGCTCGTCAATGACCCCGTAGAAGAACCGCTCCGGCAGAGTCGTGGAGAATTCCGAATCCTCGCGGGCTACCCCGTCTGGTCCGATGATCTTAGGCGTGGTGGTCATGCGCTAATTTTCCTCGTTGGGATCCGGCGCGAGGCCGAGGGACTGACCGTTGCTTCCGACAAGCGCAGCGGATCCTGGTGCAGCGAACACCGTGCTGACGTTGACCTGTTGACCCGAGGCGTTGGACCCCACGATCTCCACAAGGAACACGGTCGGGTCCACCGGGCTCGCGGAGACGTTGACCGACAGAACTTGGAACAGACGCTCTTTTGCGGAGACGCTCTGAAATTGCCCTGCGATCTGCTGAAGCCGTTTGAAGTTGTCTACGGCGCGAAGAACGTCCTCGGTGATTGTGGTGACGGCTGCCCCCTGCGCCTTCATGCCGATGCGGGCGTGGAGGTCGGTGCCATAAAAGTTGTGGAAGGGGTTGGAGCCCTTCTCCGTCGTGATCAGCTTGAGCAGAGATTGATTGAGCAGATCCTCGTTCCTGATCTGGATGGGCTCACCCTGAATGTCGAAGCGCATGTCGTTCTCAAACCCGACGGTTCGACACCTGCGGCACCGCGACTGGAGCGTTGCGTAGGTCACTTTGATCACAGGGTCCGACTTAATCGGCTTGACGAACTTGGGAAACCGATTCGTCACCACGATGAGTTGGTTCAGATTGATCGTGTTGACGAGATCCTCGCGCGCGGCCATCTCCCAGCCCGGGAACACCGTCGCCCCCTTCGCGGCAATTTGATTCACGAACCCTATCGCCGCCGCCGCCGGACCACGAATCTCGATCCGGGACGCGGGCCCGAGCACATCAATGTCGCTGAATCGCAGAAATCCCTTCAAGCTCTCAGCGACGATTCCGATGCCCTGGTTGAGTCTCTGCGCGTTGAGCAACTCCACGATCCGATCCGCGGTCACACGGGTGCCTACAGGCAGGGCGAAATCCGAGATCAAGCCCTGGCTGTTGCGCAAGGTGATCGTGTTCTCATTCTGCCGGATCATAAAGGGGCCCGAAACGGCACCCGTGACCTGTGCAGGCGAGAGAAGGCCCTCCCTGGGGATATTCACGCCGTTGTTGACTGAGATCTGAACGAAATCCTCCGACGAGACGGGCTGACGCGTCTCCAGCGAGCGGCGGTCGCTGCCCAGAAGTACACGCTCCTCCACCGTCAGGTGGGGGCACGCGTATCCAAGCTGGAAATCGGTAGTCATAGCTTCGTAGATGGCCGTCTATAGGCGAATTAGGTGTGGTAGGGGTCGTCTTCAGGGCGGTCGCGCCAGAGGGTGTCAAACTGCGAGAGATTGTCGAAATTCGGCGAGTCGAAGCTCCCATTGTAGAAAATCGAATCGAAGAACTGGACGATGGCCGTGACGTGCAGGGACGAGTGGTAGCGGGTCTCGTCCGGCAGGGGGAGACTGTCCACCGAACCACCCACGGACTGACGGAGAAGGTTGTCCCGCTCTTTGATCAACTGCTCACGGAGGTCCATGAGCTTAATAATCTTCCACTCGATGTGATTCAACGCGTCGAGACTCTGGCTCGCCCACCTTCGGGCCCAGTCCATCTTGATCGCATGGTCGCGGGAGGCTTCCGCGGTATCCGCGTTTCGACCAATGCGCGCCCAGGAGAAACGGCCCCAGGTTGGCCACCCACTTTTGTCACCCCCACCGATGCCAGGACTGTCGCCAATATGCCCGATAACACCAAAGTGCGGCTGCGCATTGACCACCCCCGACACCTCTTCTTGGTTGAAAACTGCACCCGGGTCGTCATCCGGGTCCTGGTCGGGGTCCACATCGTTGGCAAACTCAACCGCGTCGGGTTGAAGGAACATCGAAATGTCGAGGGGCGACCCACCCTGAGCGATGAACGCCTGACAGAGCTTGTGGAGCGAGGAACCGTCGGTGACATGGAAGCCCCTACGGCGCTCCGTCGTAACCGAGACTGACTGGGTGCTCCCATCGTCCCGGGCGATCGTGCGCTCCCTCTGGAGGTACGAGATCTTGATCTCGCCGATGCGCCCAAGCTCCGCGTCGATCACCGCAACACGAGCATCAACCGCCCGCCTCTCGTTGAGGATGTAGCGGCGAAAGTTGAGCCATTGCGTTTGCCGGAAGGCGCCGAGGAAACCGTGCATCAGCCGTCTCCTTGTACGAGCGCCTTGAAAATGTCCAAGGCGATGGTCGGGATACCACCCGCCAGCAGGACGACCCCACCACCATAAGCGGCGGGCGAGTCGAAGGGCTTGTTCTGCGCACTCACCAGCGAAGCCAACACGCCGTCTGTGCCGTCAGCAATCGTGATCAAACCCGCGACGGCGGGAAGCCCACCGAACAAGCGGAGAAGGTTCTGAATCACCGCGTTGATCCGATTGAGGAGAGCCTGAAGCTCGATGATGCGTGCTTGGAGGAACTCGATGAAGCGACGGATGAGATCGGCGATGGACTGAAGCGCCGCCTTGATCGATTTGAGCAGAGCAAGAAGCTCCTCAAGGAAACGGTCGATATCGGGGATGCCCTGCGGAAAGAGGCGGATGGCAATCCAGCCCTTCTCCTGCGGGCGAACGAGCGGACCCATCCCGAGTCGAAGCGCCAGGGCGGCCTGCTCGTACACGTTGTCAGGCACCACATTGCGGATGAAATCCATCCGTAGGATCGTCCGGTGGTTCCGCTGGTAGATGATCGGAACGTCTCCGTCACGGGAGCCCTTGCCGAATACCGGCGCGTTCACGTCGTCCGCCCGCACTGTCAACTCTGATACCCCGATCACGGGGTCATTCCCGAGGGCCGCGTCAAGCCCCTCAGACATAATGCGGCGATCGTCAAGCTCCGGCTCGGGGTCTGGGGCTGGGGGGTTCCGGCCGTTGTTGTCAGCCTGGAAAAAGTGAGGGAGACGCAACAGGAAGTTTAGATCCTCCGCACGGTTCCTCGCCTCCAGAGGGTTTGGCAGTCCCGTCGAGTCGATATTTGGGGCGATGCCTGCACGCTCTCGTGTATCCAACAGCATGGACAGGAACCCGCCTTCCAGGTTCAAAGGGCTGCTCTTGTTCGACCCCTCGTCGTCGTACCCTTGGAGGTCGGCGAAATCGAAATCGAGGAGGTCTTGGCACGAATCCACGACCAGCTTCTCGATCGTCGCCGTCGGACGGTTTTGCCGGTAGATGAAGTTGGCGAGGTTTACGCAGCGCTTGTGGAGGTTCAACCTCCACTTGGCAACGTTGTCCCCCTTCGCCCCCTCGTAGTATTTGGACACCGCACGCGACCGGCCGATGAGACGGGGCAATAGGATCTTGGCAGCGTCCTCCAGGCCGGTACGTTGACGGACGCTGCCATCAAATGCGGACCAAGGGACCCATGGATCGGACGGGAAATTCGCAATCGTCTCCGCAGCCGCCGAGCCATCCTCGGGCGGGTCGCCCACGTTCAGCTTGGCGGCAAGGTCAGACCGCGAGAGCACCATGAGAGCGAGTGCGTTCGCAATGCAATTCAGGTAGGAGACCGTGTTGGCCGAGGGCCACACAAGCTCAAAGGGAGCCGAGGGCGGACCCACGTTGTTGAAGTCGATCCCTTCGGGGAGGCGAGCCTGAATGGGGGCGGGTCGCTCAAAATCCGCGGAGTCAAGCTCGTACTGGTAGACACCCACGTCGCCGATGTTCTTCGTGACCGCGCGGACACGGACGAAGTAGCGAAGGGGCTGCTCGTCATCGGCGATACGCTTGGCCTTGCCGTTGTTGAACTCCCATTCGGCGCCGAAAGGCATGTCGTCAAACTGAAGCGAGACGCCGTAACCCTTGCCGGGGAAAAACAAACTCTGTGCCGTGGGGACAAAGAAGGTCTTTTGGAGATAGTATTTGCTGCCCTGCTTCAGATCCTCAAGAGGCACAGGCACCGCATCGGCGAGGGTCTTGATCCCGTAGATCTTCGGCTGAAGCGTCGGGCCGAAACCTGCCACGCTGTTGAACCGAAAGTTGGCTCGTGTAGTGGGGCTGATCCAATCAGCACCACCTGTGAGTGAGATGGGCACGCCATCTTCGTCCACGATGAATCCAGCTTCACGCTTTGGTGCAGGAAGGGAGGGGTCTGCGGTGTTTGCTTGGTCCGCACCCTTCGGGGGCTTCTCGTAGGCGAGCTTGAGAGGTTGGTAGATGGTGCTGATCTCAACCAAGAACCCCCGCGGTGGAAGTTGGGCGAACAGCGTCAAGAAGTTGCCCGGCGCGGGGGCCATCCGCCACGTCAAATTGACTGTGTTGATCGCGGCTGGCTCAAATGGATCGTCGTCGGGGTCCTTGAATCGAAAGTCGGGGAAGAACGATTTCTTGTACGAGAAGATGGACGCGCCTTCCAAACCGAACTGCGCGTTCACTGCCGTGACCTGCCCGACGGCGGGGAGGTTGGGAACCTTGCGGTTGAATAGCGCGAGGATGCCTCGCAACAGCCGCATGAGACGGTGGAAGGACGTGAGGTCCACCGACACGTAGAGGAACACCGCCAGACATGCCGAGCGTGGCGAAAGATCGGGACGGTTTGGATCGCGGCGGTCTACGAGCCGCGTGACCATCCGAGTCTCGTAGGCGTTGTAGCCACCGAGCAGATCCTTGAATTCAGGGCCCTCAAGGATGTAGAAATCCCCGTGGATATACAACCCCGCGTTCCGTAGGTCGCGTAGGAAATTCTCGATGGCCGTGAGCAGCGCTTCGATGAGCGCAATGATCGGATCGAGGAACCCGAACATCAGCGTTTTCAACACCTCCAAGATCGCAAGGAGGATGTTGAGTAGCTGAATGATGGCGGAGAAGAAGGCGTTGATCGCTTGACGGATCTCCGCCAAGAAATCGGGAATGGCAAGATTGACCGTCTGCCATTTGCCAATAGCGCCCTGCGCCCCACCACCTGATTCGGGATTCGGCATCGCCTACCTGCCGCCGCCGTGAAGCAAACGGGCCTCCTTTTCCTTGAGGTGCGCGATGGTGGCTTGGTCCTCCACGATGCGCTTCTCCAGCATCTCAGCCAACACCTGTGCCCCTTCAGCCAACCGCCTGAAGGTCGGAAGGGTGAAGGCGGGAGAGTCCTTGTCGGACTCCGCGTCGCCTTCCCACTCGTCCACGGGCAACCCCATGTCCTTGAGCTTCTGGCGGGCCTCTTCGACTGTAATGTTCTCGTCCCAGTCCATCAGATTGAATCCGTCGTTTTCTTCTGCCGCAACGCGCGGCGTTGTCGGGCAAGGTTCTTCGGCAGGCGCCGTTCGTTGAAGCGGATCTCCGCCAGTTTTCCGTCCTCCCGGTTCACCCGGTAGTCGATCCAAGCAAGGCGGAGAGGTCGGAATTGGTCGTTGGTATTCAGAATCTCATCAATCTGATCGGGGAGGACCGGGCGGCCGTCGCCTTCGTCTGCCACGGGGTTCCCGTCGTTGCTCTCCAGCGTCGCGTAGGTCGGGACCCCAGCCTGGAAGGGGGGTGTCTCACCGTCGAGCCGGTAATCGTTGACCCAAAAGCGGCGGCCCAGCACCGACAAGCTGTCGGAGGTGTTCGCATAGGGCGAAATTTGGGTTTCCCCCTGGATCCCTCTGATCAGCGCGTTCGACATAACCCCTAACCCATCGTCAGGGATAAGAGGATTCCCGAGATCGGCGATGTGCGAGTCGCGCTGGAACACGAAATAGGATCCGAACTTGCGGCCTGTGAGCAGCGAATCGAATTCCTCAACGAAGCTCAACATCCGCTCGCGCATCATCAGAATCAGGTCCACCGCCTCGTCTGAAAACAGGGCCGAGGGTCGAATGATCCGATAGCTGAAGGGTCCGATAGAGAACAGGTTGCCCTGGTACGAGTCGGGAGGTGAGCCGAACTCCCCTGCAAAGCCGGTCGGTCGAAGGTCATTCTGCCCCTCGTTTCCGAATCCGGGCGGGTCGGCAAAGTGCGCGGTGGACCCTGTGATCGTCGGGTAGACCGCGTATTCGGCGTCAGTGCCGAAAGTGACAGGTCCCCCAGCGGGGCCTGCGTAGACGTTATTCGCCTCGACCTCCACGTCCGTTGTCGAGACGGTGGAGACACGATACCAGCCACGGTTGTCGTCAAGCTCGGCAGGCCCGCCCGCAAGGTAGGGCACCTCTTGACCCGGCTGTGCAACGAGCCGTGTGGGCACAGAGCGGTCCCCGAAAGGCCGGGTGCCTCGCTCCTGCCCTGTCGCCGGAAGCCCGCCGGGGCCCTCTACATCGCCTGCGGGGTCGATGATCACAATGTCCCCCTCCTGCACGATTGCCGCGAAGTTGATCGAGGTGTCCGTGTCCTTGAGGCGACGGGGAGCCTGCGGGTCCGACTCGGTAGGAACCCAGCCGCCATCCTGCATCGAGTAGTCCGCAGTCCGCTCCAACACCACCTCGTCGGTGAGCAGGTCGAGAAGCTGTTGGTTCGACTGGAGATGCGGAACCGGAGGTTTGCGCAGGTAGATCTCAAAGGACCGACCGGCGAAGCCACCCACAACAGGAAACAGCCCTGGGGCCTTGAGGGCGAGTCGCGTCGAATCCACCACCGCCCCGATCTCAACCTCTTGCTCCACCGTGCCATTCGCATCGAGCAGGCGGAAGAAATCCCCGGGGTTGACGTTCACGTCCTCGTCGTCAAATGCGCCAAGCTGCGTCGCGCCTGCCGCCTCGATCACGTAAGGCCACTCCTCGTTCTGCGGGGGGAGGGTGTCGGGGCCGAAGGCGTCAATCGTGCCCTTGCGAATCTCGTAGGCGAACCGAAGCGGCGTAAGTAGTTCGCCGATGTTGTCCTGTGCGACGTGGTAGCGACGCGGACGCCGGACCGCAAAGGTCACAAACTCGGGCGAAACCACGATTCCGAAAGCGCCGCTGGGCCGCATGCCAATCTGGCCGGCTGCCAGGGAGTGCGTGGCGTCCACGACCTTCGCCCCACCTGTTGCGAGGTCCAGAGTGGGTCGCGGGACCGACGGCTCAAAAAACACACCGGCCTGGGCGCTGAACCCCGGAGGAGCCCCGGAAATGGCCCCGCCACCTGAGCCATCCACGGTCATAATCTCGTCGCTGGGGAACAGACAGTTGACCTCGGAGGCACCTGCGGTGTTGCCGTGAATGTCATCCCAATTCGGTTGACTGAGGTTGAACGCAAAGCGTCCCGGCACGCTCTCGTAGACCACGGCATCAGGGTCGGGATCGAAGGTCGTATTTGCAATCGGCGTTGCGTCGATGATCCGAATCTCGTCAGCGAGAGGATCCCCCGCGCTCTCCAAGATGGGTCCGTCAAGCGCCGCGGCAAAATCAAACGTCTTGGTTCCGCCTGGGAATTCTCCAGAGATGGCCGGCGGATCCAGCTTCGGGTTGAAGAGGGAGACGAACTTGAAACCATAGGCAGCGTGAGACGGGACAGCCCCTTGCTGCCTCCAGCCCACAAGGTTCCGAGGCTGGCCGGTCCCGCGGTCGGGGCGGACTTCAGCGAAGGAGAAGCCAGAGACGTACGCCCCCACCTGCGCTGCGTTGAGCAGGTCCGCGATGCCGAGTCCGCCGCCGTCCGCATCCTCGATCGTCAAGGGGTCAAAGTGGAACTCGCCAGCGGCGGCATCGTAGAAGGTGTACTCGACGGAGATGACCTTCGTGATATCCCCGAGGTCGGGGAGCACGTAAATGCGCGTGCCGGCTGCGGGGGGTAGCCACATGGGATCCCCATTGGAAAGCTCCGCCACGTCCACGAAGATCTTGAAAGCAAGTGCTTGGAATTCAGTGATCTTCGGGAAGGTGAAGGCGATGAAGCTCGCCGTCGAATTCATCGGCAGAGTCTTGGCCCTGAACGCGAACTCTTTCAGAGACGATGCAGGGTCGGGCTGGATCGCGTGCTTGACGAGATACGTGCCGGCCTTCGCCGTGGCGTGTGCCGAAGGGTCCGCTGCACGGGTGATATGGCAAACGTCCCCCGGTTCGACGTTATCCAGACTTCCTCCGGTGATCCCCACGATGCTCGTTTGGAGGCGGTTGTCGAAATCCGTGAGACCTCCTTCGCACAACCCGCTACCCGTTGCGATCACACCGTTCTCGTCGGAGAGACTGGAGGGCAGCGCTGAGAAAATGAGGGGTTCGGCGGCTTCGATCTCGACGTTGCCATGTCCCTCAAAGGCCATGACCTTGATGCGTCCCTCGCCCAAGGTGAAGTCGAATTCTCCCCCGGTGAACGGGAAGATATTGGCTCGGTCATTCCAAGTGAAGGGTGCACCACCATTCACCTCCACAGGAGCATTCACAGTGATGTCTTCGGCGCCGCCGGGCCCCGAGACGGCCGTTACCGAAAGCTCGCTGACGACCGAAACGGCATCCACGGGACCATCGTTACGGCTCCGAACGGAGCGTAGATCGTAGCTCTCGACAAAGCTCAACCGATCCCTGTCAATGTGCCCAGTGAAGGAAGCACCCCCCACGCCGGCACCGCCAGCCGCACTCGTGTCCACGTCGATGGTGAACCAAAGCGGCACGGTGTACGGGGGGTTGGTCGGGTCAAGAGGAAGGCCGCCAGCACCCAGCGTGACGAAAGCAGCCGAGTCGATGGTGAGCACCTGTTGGTCGAAGGTTACGCCTCCAGGCCCGATAACAGGAGTGCCCAGGTCGCCGTCCACGGTGGGGGCGAGGGCGCCGTTCATCGCAATCGTGATCGTCTGGAGGAACGTGACCGGGTTCACTCCGTCGTCTGCGGTCCACAGATGGATGCGGATCACGTTGCCGTTAGCGGGGTACGCAAAGCCGGCGTCAGGGGGATTGATAATGTCGTTGAGCCCGCCTGTCACGGAGGGAGGTGCGGTGCCATCGTTGAACACGAGGAACCCCGGAGAGATCGAGGTGCAGTCGAAAATGGTGTCCGTGCCGATTCGCTGGACCCTCATGCCAGGAGGGGCGGGAGTGGCCGGCTGGAGAATGTACGAGAGCGCGTTGTTGAAAACGTAGCGGAACCGTGTGGCCGGTCCGGTCGGAGTAACAAACCGGGGAGGCTCGATCACACTCGTCACGCCGTCGCTTTCGACCGACCCAACCGACAGCATCCCCTGGGCGTCCGGCAGGATCCCAGCCTGTCCGGTCTGGATGAATAGGAAATCGAAGCTCTCTACGTCGCCAATGCCGGAGTGCGGGGTGTAGGCCCCTCCTGCCGTAAGCACCGGGGTCGCGTCCTGTGTCGTGATCAAAGCGCCCGCCTGGAGGCCCCCATCGACGTAGGTGCCGATCACCGCGCCATCGTTCCCAAGAACCTCATCGGGGTACACCGCTGAAGGGTTCGGGGTATCGAGCGCGAGAAGAAGATCAAACGCCCTGGCGACTTCACCGAGCCGGTCGATCTCAGTGTTGCCTGCGACGAGGTACGGCAAGGTGTAGTCGCCCGAGTCGTTGAGCGGCTGGCCCAAGAGCGCGGGGAGCGGTGCTGGAGAAACGAGGGAGTTGCGGAACGACACATCCGCCTCCATGTGGTCGAGAGGCTTCGGCGGTTTCTGGCCGAACATTTCCTTGAGCCCGAAGATGCTCGGGTCCTTGAAGGATGGGAAGGTAATGTCCACGACCTCCCCATCGCCGCGATCGAGCTTCACGTCGAAGCCAATACGGTAGCCGGGCAACCCCTCCGCGCTCACAGCCGTCGTCTCGTTGTCTGGCGGGTCCGCAGGCTCCAGGTCCACGTCAGGCGGAGTGACGAAGATGGTGTCCCCGCGAGAGAGAACGAGCGGTTCCCCGTCCTCGGGCTCCTCGCCAAGCTGAATCACGTCGCCGGCCTCCGTGACCACCTCGCCCTTGTCATCCGAGAAGGTGATCACACACCCCAGCATGACCTCGCCCACGAACATTTTCTTGAACACGGGGGACGAGAAGGTCAAGAACGCTATGTCGAGGGTATCCGTGATCCCAACGTCAATAATGTCCCCGTTCGGACGGCCGAAGGCGAGCATCGGATAGCTGCCATTGTCCGTCACGATGCCCTCAAAGGGGGGCGTCACTAGGTCCGCGTCGCCAGTCGTGAGGTCGGGAAGACCACCCCCCTGTGCGATCAGTTGTTTGATATCAGGCATCCCATCTGCGCGCAGAGGGAATTCGTGGAGCGGAAGGATGGAAGCGATGACCGCCGGTCGAGGGTTGTCCGTGAAGTTGTCAAACCCGGCCGCGTTGAGGTCATCGTCAAGCTCAGGGAAGCCTGTCTCCGAGTAACGGAACACACGGGCTCGGGGGAGCCGCTCACGGAGCGTAAAGCGACTGATGCCCTCCAGGGAGCCGAGGACCGGGTTGGATACCTCGGCAATCGTCTTGCGGAACGTGGACGCACGCTTGGGCAACTGAAGGCCACCCTTGAAAGACAGACGGCTCACGCGCTTACGGAAGGCGTAGACGCCGGGTTCAACCGGGGTGGCATCCAGGTCCGAGCCGATGCCCGGTGCGGTCAAGAAGAAGGCTTCGGCGCGTTGCGGGAACAGACGGGAGAAACGGTTGGGGTCTCCGAGCCGCTCGTACCGTCCTGTCGCCTCGATACGGAAGGGGATCAGGCTGACGATGCGGATCCGATTCCGCTTGACCAGTACCAGATCGTCAATGTCGTTCTGAGCGAACTCCCGTTGTTGGCGAGCAAGCTCCCCCAAGAAATCGGGGTCCATGAAACGACCTTCGATCTTGTCCACGTTCAACGAGGCGGAGTCAGGCTCGACCAGGGGGTCGCGGGTCAAGAAGATCAGCTTGTGGTTGTAGGCGAAGAAAAGCTCGCTGAAAATGTTCCGCGTATTCACCCGCCCCGAGATGGCATCCTCGTAGCCGGGTGGCGGAATGTTGATCCCACGACCAACGAAGAACTTGAATTTGCCGTCGCGGTCGCCAATGATCCCGCCGCTGATCGTCTCCTGTACCTGCTCAAAGGCCAGCACGACGTTGTTGTAAAAGTCGATGAAGACGCGAGCGGCCCGGTCCTCATCGTAGAGGCTCTCGATCTGCGCACGAAGCCCAAGTGTTCCCTGGGTCTCGTTTCGGATCGCGGGCGGGATGGACGGCGAGGCCCCGTTGCTCGGAAGCTGGTTCGCCACATCCGCCGAGATTTCGGAGGCGATCTCACCCATGTAGTCCGTCAAAGGCAGGGTGCGCCAGTAGAAGGTGTCGGGGGCCGAGTAGGTATAGCTCGCGCGGAGGATCTTGCCGCGAAGCCCATTGTCCTCAGAGGGGGCGATAGCGTGGACGAAGCGTGCGAGGAATCGCGGGTTAACGATGGCGTTGTCCGCGATGAAAGGCGCCAACACATCGACCTGAGTACGCCTAAAATAGAGCGTCTGAAGCGGCCCAAGAGGAGCCTGCGTCGGCGCGAGGAACTCAATAGCCCCCGTGTTGAAGTCGAGGGCGTAGTCGAGGGTGAGTCGAAGGGTGCGACCAGGAGCGTCGTTGCCTTCCGTATCCTTCTCCCCAAATAGAACCGCCTCAAACTCCTCTTCAGGAAGGACCGCGCCCACTCCGACGAAGAGGGCCGGGCTCGGGGGGTACACGGGACGGATCGAAAGACGTGCCTCGTCCTGACCGGAGAAGAACCCGGTTGGAGAAGGCGTCGTCATATTGATGACGGTCCGCAGACCATCTTCCGTGAGACTCGACCCGGAGACGATGAAGGGATATCCCGCCATCTCCAGCAGATAGCCCGGGACCGCGAGCGCCGTAAGATCACCTGAGAAGGTGATCGAGGTGAAGCCCTTGTTCACGGGCTCGTAAGGCACGTCGATCACACGCCAGTAACCGTCGCCGGCCGCAGGGTTGTGGGCCTTGACGATGGGCCTGTCCGACAGCAGCGACAGCGTGTCGTTGCCGGGGGCGCGGCTACCGATCTCGGTTTCAGTCTCGGGGAAGAATTCAACGGTGGTGTTTTCGCCGTCGAAGGTCGAACCCGTAATGTAGAGCGGGGCAGCCCCGACCCGCATGATCTTGCCGGGCACCACATCGTCGGTGCGGTCGGACTCCAAGACGAATTCGGTCTTGTTCGCTTCGATGAAGAATGGGGGCCGGTACACCGGGAAGGTCGAGACGGTGTACGAAGCCTCACCACCAAAAGCCTCGTTCACCGAGTAGGTGATCAGAACGTCAGCGTCATCGGGCTGTGTCTCTTGGAACAGGATGCGGCTGTTCACGTAGTCGAAGGTGCAGACGGGAGACGCGGAGCCTCCCACGTTGCACAGGTTGTTGTTGATGTAGACCTGCGGCTCAATATCGTCGCGGACAGTGCGTTCGGTGGGGTTGAACCGCCACACCCTCTTGAAATCCTGCGGGACGATGGAGTTTGGCGGAACCTCCGGCTTCGTAGCGACCTCTTGCCGCACGAACAGGGGAAGTACCTCAACCACCTCGACCGGGACGAGAGGGGCCTCGTCGCCTGCCTGGAGAGCGATGAAATTCGGGTCAGGGACAAGAAGCTGCTCACCTGTGCCTTGCGCTGCCTGAAAATACTCGACCTCCACGATCTGCTGCTCACGGAGCGGCTTCGTGAATAGGAAAGAGCCATTGAGCGGGTTGAGGGCCACGTCGAGCCCGGCCTCCGTGACCATCTGCTCGACAAGGTGGGTCTCCATCCCTGCGTAGGTCGCAAGGTCGGTGCCGTTGAAGTTCAACACACCATCATCCGCACGGTATTCGACCGTGCCCGGAGGGAGGTCGGTGGGGGCAAGGTCGGGGTCGGAGAACCCCTCGACGTAGTACACGTCGGCGCCTTGGAACTGGGTGAACACCTCGGATCCGAAATTCAAGATGCCCGAAATGTCCTGCACCTCGATAATGTCCCCCGCGAGCCCTATGGTGAGCACGCCGGGCACTTTCACGATGTTGCCATCGGCAAACGTGTAGGTCTTGGTCCCCACCCTGATCGAGAAGGACTCGTTCACGAAGCGCTCGTCAGTCGGGGTCGGCACGACCAACGCATTTTGAAGGGAACCGAGGAACTCCTGGCCCAACCTCACAAGTGAAGCCTCGGGGCTCCCCGGAGGGAGTCCGAATCGGATACTGATCGGACGGGAATTGGCGAGTGCATCGCCAAACACGCCAACAAGACGGCCGGCGTCCTGAGACGCAGCATCGGCGGGAAGAGGTCCGAGTGGAGAGAGCACACGAATCTTGAAAGGCTCCTCCGGCAGATGATTGAATTCGGTGAAGATCTCGCTGGCGACGATCGATAGGTCGTTCGTCTCCTTGTCTACACCCTCGTAAAGCTCCCAAGACTCGCGGTTGCCCGTCCGCGGGAAGGCAGGTGTGATCTGTAGCTCCTTCGGATCCGTGGGCGCGGCCGTCACGATGTACGTGCCTTGCGCGTCCCCGGTCGTGATCTTCAGTTGGTAGCCAACGCCCGCCCCGAGAGCAACGAAATCGGTGTCAGCCCCCGGGTCACGGAAGGTCGTGAGACCGGCGGTGAATTGCCCGAGCGCGCCGAGAGTCGAGCGACCACTGATGACCTCGATCAGCTTCGCGGAACCTGGAGCCCCGGCAAAGGGGAGCAGGAAGTCGGTGCCAAGCGCTTGTTGTTCAAAGGGTCCGCCAAAGGCGGAGACAAACAAGCCCTTACCGGGAAGGCGGAAGGAGTCGGGGACGACACTCTGCTTGCCGAGGTTCAGGTCCAAGACCGGCTGCTCGATCAATTGGAAGGTGGTCTCTTGGTCGATCCACATGAAGCGGCCCAACCCAAACTCGTGAAGCACCTCGTCGTAGTGCTCAAGATTCTTCTGAGACAGTCCAGCCTCCAGGCGGAAGAACACGTCCTCGTCGTAGCCGGGCTCGTCCTCCAGCGGAATCTTGTCGAGAAGGACAACCGTGTTGCCGGGAATGTCCTCGGACAGTGGAACATCCGAGATCGCGGCCCGGTGCTTCACGTCAGGAATGTCCTGCGTACCATCGAGATTCAAAGGACTCCGCCGGATGCCGACATGGATCCCCGAGTCGGGGAGCCAGCGGCGGTCATTGGAGGGGTCCTGAAGGTCCACAACGACACGCCACGCTGGGAGGAAGCCCAACGCTGAGGTGCCGGTGGGGTCCACCGGAGTCTCGGCGCTGTCGGGGCCGAATCCGATCTCAACCGACCCGACATGGGCGCCGTTGATCACATCGGGGCTCTGGATCACGAGCCGAGCCGCACGCACCTTGATCACATCGGGGTCCGAAGCAGCAGCGAGGGACGTGGCGATTTCGGCAACGGTAAAGGTGCCCCCGGCCGAGGTTGCGACCCCTCCGAAATCCGAAGCAGCGTCCCACGCGTACTCAGTGCCGTTGACCGCGAAGCGGAAGGTCTCGGTGCCAAGGAGGGTCACGTTGTCCCGAACACGGGAGTAAATGCGGGCGTCGGGTGCATACACGGCCGGTTGAACCGCGGACTGCCGGAACCAGAGCTTCTGGCCTTGGAATCGCTTGCGGTCGTCCTTGCCGATCTTGACGGCAGAGCCGCCGGAGCCGAGATTGAGGTTGAGGTAGGCGTCGCCCTTCGCTCGTCGGAAGGGGAAGCGAGGGATTTCCTCGTCGTCGTCAACGACAATGACGCGACGAAACACCCGCCCGTCGTCAGAGAACAGGATCAGATCCCAATCGCCCCGCACCTCACGGATGAGGTTCGACCCATTAGCGCGGATGCTCGGGTCGATGCTCGGATCGGGGATGCCGCCCGTGCGGTCAGGGATGTGTTGAACCCCCGAGATCCCCGGCGAGGGGAGGGGAATGGCGTCGGGGACGTAGAGGATTTGCTTCTTGTCCTCCGACACGTCCGAGGGTGTGCCCGAGGAGCCCACGAGACGCACTGGAGCGCGCATTTCGACGGGCACCGGGGTCATGGCGATGCCTGTGTAGAACACGACAGAGCCCAAGTAGGAGGCGTTGAACGTGGCGCTCTCCGGGTCCGATTTCGCAATGTCCGCGGCGCTGAACTTCAGACGACCAGTCGAGAGCGACAAGCCCACTTGCCCTTCTTCGATCGTCTTCACGAACAACAGGGCGTCGGTGTCAACCAACACCGCTTCCAGGGGGTTGCGGTTGCCGATACGGATGAAGGGGTACTCGGTCGGAGCGGGGATCGGCGCGAGGAACAGCGGCTCCAGGTCGGCGCCCTCCAGTCCCCCAAGCGAAACAGACTCGTTCGCCGTGCCGAACGAGCGGTAGCTGTACCAAACGACCTGCCCCGCGTACTCGTCCAAGAAGGCCGGGTTCCACTGGAGTGTGCCGGTCGCCTGCCCCATGACTGCGGAGGCCGTTGGGGCGAGGGTCAGGAAATCGTACTCCTCTTCGGCTTCCTCGTCCGTGACCACGAGAATCCCGCCGAAGCCGGAGGGCGCAACAGGCTCGGCGACGGGCACGGAGGCGGCGTCCGGCCGCACTCCAAGACGCACCATGCAATAGTCGTCGGGGTCATCGCTGTTGCCCGTCAGGTAGGATCCGATCTGGGCGTTCGGATTCGGGCTCAGGACGTAGGCACTATCGGGCAGGAGCCGTCCAAGGTTGCGAGGTGCCCCGCCGCGAAGCGGTGCCCATCGCTCGTTCAGACCATCCCATTGGAACCGGGTCTCGTAGCGGTCGTTCCTCGACCACCAGAAACGCACGGAGGCCAAGGTGTAGTAGACCACCGTGATCTTGTCCCCGCGCAGCTTGGAGATGCCGCCCGAAAGGGAGACGGCGCTCGCCACCGCCTGCCCGATCTTCGTGGAGTTGGTGAGCGCAGCGATGCCCGTTGTAGGGTTGAACGACAGATCGTTCGACGTGAAACTGATCTCGCTCCCGTCATCGCCTCGACGGACAAGGATACTGCTGACCGACGAGACACTCTGACCCGCCACGTCTCGGACGGAGAATCGGATCGACCCGTCCTCACGGACGACAGGCTCGCCCGCATTGTCGTCATAGACGCTCTCGGAACCCGAGAGCACGACCACCACTTTGGAGCCGGCCGCATCTTGGCTCTCGGGGTTCCCTACCTCAACGGCGAGGCCCTCTCGGACGTAGGTGTTCGATGTATTGGCGGCCCAAAGGATGTACTCGGTCTGCCCATCTTCAGTGCGATACAGGGTCGAGGCGCGGTACTGCTCCGCTGCCACATCCACGAGGTCGGGCACATTCGACTGAATGGTGTAGTCCTCGGGGAGCGGCTTGAAATCTGTTGCCACACCATTGACCGCCTCGTCCGTCGTCAGCGCGTTGGCTGGCGCAGTACGGATCGGTCGAAGAACAAAGCCTGAGAGATCAAAACCCATGTCAGAACATCGCAGAGATGGAGGTGCCCGCAGCGGGGGCGGGAGCGGGGGTTACAGGAACGACACCGCCGACTCCTGTGCCAGTGGCAACGAAAAGTGCAATTCCGTTGGCAAGCCCTTGGGCGAGAAGGGGCGTCTTAGGGCCAGTCACAGCTTGTGCTGTGAGAGAGGTGTAAATGTAGAAGGCGAGTGTGCCGGGGACAGCAATCGCTCCGGGGGTGGCCTTGGACACCTTGCTCACGTCTGTGCCCGTGGCGACCCCGGCCGAAACCCCGGCATACTGTGTCGAAGCGCTGACGTAGCCATCCATCGCTGATTGAACCGCGGCACCCATTTTGGGAGCGGTCGGCCCGACAAAGCCTGCGGAAGACAGCCCGCCGAGTACCTGTTGGGCGGGGACGAAGATCATCTTGCCCTGGACGGTGCCCGCTCCAGCCTGCCCCGCCGTGATCCCCTGAACGGTCACAGTCGAAATCCATTTCTTGACCGCCGTTCCCACCGCGGTGGCGATCTTCGGAAATTGCGTCGAGCCCGGCATGAATGCCTGCCCTGCGCCGTTGAGCGCGCCAATCAGAAGTGCGGCGGAGAGTGCCATTACGGGAGTGCGGGTCCGAGGAGGTGTCCGGTGGAGCCTGCGCCGGGGCCGAAGATGGCTGCGTAAGGGAGGCCGGAAAGAGGGTCGAGGTCAACACTGGAAAGGATCTGCCCAACCTTTCCAACTCCGCCCAATACGACGGAGGGTTTGCCGCTGACCACGGCAGGTCCGGCTGCACTGATCGTGACAGCCGCGTTTCCGCGAACAGTCGCGGCGAGGTTCGCAGTCATCGTTATGCTACCCGTCGTAGCCGTAGACGTGATGCCCCCAACCGGGTCATGGATGGTTTGATTTGTCCCGGTACGGACAGTGTGGGTGCCGATGCCGGTCGAATACTCCATGTTTCCGACCAGCACGCGGGTCGTGTGCCCTCCGATCACGATGGTCTCGACACGGTTGCCGAGGAGCATCTTGTACACGTCGGTGTCGCCACCAATATGCCCGGTCAGCGGGGTGCCACCCACCGTCACGCGACGGAGAGGGAGATTCGTGGGCAGGAAATTCTTGGGCCCTGAGTAGAACGTGCTTTCCTGACCCGTGACGGTCCGATCCAGAGTCGTGCACTGCTGCGAGATCTTGTCGCTGAGAATTTGGACGTTGTTCCGCGGCGAGATCTTGACCTCGTTCGCGTTCACAAGCTGGATCTGGTCAGCCGCAGCGAGCATTATGGTCCGCCCAGCCGTCACCCACACGGACGACGTGGGGGCCTCTAGGATGAGCCCCGGAAGCTGTAGCTCGTCCAGGGCGTCAGGGTTGGTCCGCGCCGTGAAGCTGCCCCTCGTGGTTGCTCCGCCCGCTGTGAGGCAGATGGCCCCAGTCGGCGAGTCGAAGCAGAAGCCCATGTTCTCCTCGTCGTCTCCCGAGGGGGCCTGGATCTTGAGCGGCGAGCCCGTGCGGAGGTCGAGGGCACCACCCGCTTTGACGAGAATGCCTCCGGCCGTCGAAACCTCAATGCTGTTCTGGTCCCGCGGGCCGGAAACGAAGCTCTTGAACCGACCGTCCTTCGTGAACGAGTGCCACGTTGGCGAGAAATCGGTTCGCAGCGGCGGCTCCAACCGGAACATCGTCGCGGCGTGAGTATTCATGTCGCGCCCGACGCCGGAAATGAGCGCGGCGGACACGCTGCCATCGTCGGCAAGGATCTGCGGGACGATGGGTTGGGCGTAGAGCTTGCGCCCCTTCTCTGAATAGGGGTCGTTGCCCACGTAGGACCCAAGCACCCACTCGATGAAGGGCTTGTCCCCGCCGCCGAGCACGTCGTTCTCCTCGCCGTTGCTCGTCGGCAGACGGTCGGCGTCGAAGCCGTCGGTCTGTTCCGTGACCGGGAGAGAGCCATCCCAGGTGTGGTTGACCTCGATCCGATGCTCGGTGAGAGTCTCGCTCTCCGCTCCGTTCTGGATCGTCGCGTTGGCAGGCAGGCTGTCAGGGGAGTCCGCGTTCGGGTCCACCGACACGCGAAAGATCGGTTTGCCGTTGTACTCGGCGTCAGGGATCGTGAGCGAGGGGTCGAGGACGATCCCGTTGTCCCCGATGAAGAGGCCCTTGCGAAGAAAATCGTAAGGGTCAACGCTCGCTTGGATCGATAGTGACGAGTCCGCGAAGGGGAAGGTGGGGTCCGTGCGGAAGAAGGCACGGTGAGGGTTGAGCGCACCAGCCGGACGAGAGGCCGAGTCCACGAACTCACCGGGCCCACGAGGCACTCCGTCCTCCGTCTGATTCAGGCCGTCCCAAAGCAGACCATCGCTGACCATGTTGCTGAGCAAGAAGGTCGCATCGCGCTGCACCATGCCGACATACGAGCGGGTGCCTCCTGTGGCGTGAAACTGCTGGAGGGACCGGAACACGATCGAGGAGTCCTGATCGCGCAAGCGAATCTCATCGCCTCGGCGGTCCATGAGCGTCGCGCTCTCATCGAGGATCAGATCCGCACCTTGGGCGGAGGAGGCCACGATGTTCCCGGGGACCATGTGGCGGAGCTTGTGGCGGGTCCGATGCGTGAGTCCCTCATACTCCGCCTCTTTCCGAGGGTTCATGTCGAATTCCGTCGGCAGGTGTTCCTGCGTTGGGATCCAGTCTTGCCCCATCCACGGGTTGCCAATGTCCCAGCAGAGGATCACCGGCTTGCGCATCGGTTGGGTCGGCAGGTAGCCGATGACGCAGGTGGCCCCAACCGTCGGCATCGCGCCGAGGAAGTGACGAGGCCCACCGCCAGGATACGTGATCGGGATGGGGGCTTTGATCTCCGTGTTGAGCCCACCCGTCAAGATCTGAAGCGAGACGGTGTGGAGGTTGTAGTCCACCTGCGCAACGCGAGCGATGCCCAAGGCCCATTGTCGAGCCCCTCGGGTTGGTGAGCGTTCGTCAAGCTCTCGCTTGACGTGCGTGTCCGACCAAACTGTCCCAGCCGGCAGGTTGGAGACAGCCGAAAACGGATCGCCCTTCCATTTGTCGTTACCCATTACCCACCTCCAAGTTGAATGTCACCGATCGACTGAGCGGTGCGTTTGAATTGACTCCCAAGCTGGCGAAGCTGCGAGCCCGCGTTCTTGAAGTTGTTGCGCATGTCCTTGAGCTTGCGGAATTTCTGGAACAGATCGGAACCTCCCGTTTCAAGCACCTGCCCCCGAAGCGCTTGCCTCTGGAATTGGAAATCCTGAAGCTGACTTAGAATACCCTCGGAAACCCAGGCGGTAGCCGGGTCGCCCTTCGGGTCAATGCCGTCCAAGGAGATGAAATCCGACCGACCGTAAGCCGACAACAACACTGAGGCGTCGGAACCCCGACAGATGCACGAGGTATTCACCTCGTCGGTAAGATGCGCCGACAGGTCGGTGAGGTTGTAGGCGGCATTGACGATCGTCGTGGAAAAGTTGCTTTCGGTGGTCAAGATCGCGGGGAAGTTGGAGAACCGTGCCGCAAAAAGAGACACGTCCTCTCCGGTCGCATCTTGAACCAGAACGTCGGGGTCGATGCCGGCGGAAGCGGCAAGCTCACCTACCGCATCCGGGTTGGAAGCGGCAAGCTCTGCGATCACGAGTTTCAATTTCGCAAGCCTATCCGCGCGGAGTCGAATCGCATCGTCAGCCGCGGCATCAGTCGCGGGGTCCGTGTCGAAATCTTCCTGCTCCAACTGAGCCATGATCAAGGATTGGGTGGCCGCTTCAAGCTGTTGCTTGAGAGCTTGGCCTTCGGCCGACTTTGCCTGCGTCGCCTTCGTTACCGACGTGAGCGCTTGCAGGAAGGCTTCGGCGGATGGCGCGGTGAGGCCAGCAAGTGGGTTGTTCTCTGCCGAAATCCGATCAAAGGACCCGCCCTTCTCCACGGTCAACCCTCGCCCGTATCGGAACGACCCAAAGTGCTCGTAACCTTCGCCATCGGAGATGGGGATCACCGGCATCATCACATCCACATGAGCCTTCCCGCTCTTGCCCTTGGTCGTCTTGGCCTTGCCCTTGCCAATCGGGGT